ACAGTAATATTGTATATATTAATGTCAGCATTTTGCTTAATATTAATATCTAATTTATCCTGATATTTGGTTAACAAATCATTATGAGTACTTGTTATTGTTTGAATTTTTTCTTTCAATTCAGATATTTCTATGTTTTCTTCTTTTATGAAAATATCTAATTGTGAAATACATGCTAATATTGCTTTGTATTTAGTGATAAAACTTGCTAAATCTGGAATATTGGGAAAAGCATCTAAAACAGAATAATCACCATATTGAATAAGACCAGTTTTTTTCCATTGATTTTTCTTTTCAGTCATTATATTGACATCATCATTCCAAACATTAAGAGCTTTTAAAGATAAATCAATTCCTTCACGATACTCTTCAATTATTTTTATTCCATTATCAAAAACAGAATAATCATTTTTTATCGCTAAATCTCTGTGACTCACATAATCCAAAATAAACTTATCAATTTTGTCACATAATATTTGTTGTTCATCAATTGATTTTTTCATTCCTGTAATTTCAACTTGAAGTTCAGTGTTATTTATTATCAATTTATTTTTATGAACTTCCCAAATTTCAGGTGTTTCAGATAATGGTTTATCACATTTTGAACAAACACCTGAAACAATTTCAACATTATTTGCAGATATTTTTTGAACTAAATTTGATCTTGTGACTTTCAATTCATTCAACATTAAACCAGCTGACATTTTCTTATCCTTCAGTTGATGAATAATTTCATCAATTTGTTTTTGAATCTTATCATAACCAATTTTCATGCTATTATTATACATATCATGATTTCCTTGAAGTCTTTCAATTTCTTCATCGTAAAATTGATTATTTTCATTGATAAGATTTTGTAAATCAACTGATAATAAATTAGTTTTAGTTTCTTTGAACTTATTAATATTTGTATGTTTTTCTTCAATACCTCTCTGTAATACTAAAATTTCATTATTAGTAATATCAATTAATTCTTGATCTTTGATAGGTTTAACTTCAGTAAATGGAATCAAATCTTTTACGATTTTAATTTCAAAAACAGAAAGAAAATTATTCAACTTAACAATTTCGCATAAATTTTCTTCTAATTGATCAGGAATATTTCCAATACTTAATAACTCTGATTGAATCTTGTCATGATTAGATTTAGATGTTTTTTCATCAATGTCATAACCGGCTAATTGAAACTCAGTCATATCCAAATCTTCTTGAGCTCTTTCAAGATAAATTTTATTATCAATCAACGAAGTCTGAATATCTTCCTTATTCCTTTTTGGTTTTGCTTTTGTTAATGTTGATTTGACAGCATCAAGATTTTCTTCTAATTTTTTCAAATAATCAACGCCAATGAAATTCAAAATCATTTCGTTCAATTTATCAGAAGGTAGGCGAAGAACACTTTCGATTTTTGCCCCATTTAAAAACAAAATATTGTCAGTAGTTTGACCAAACCAAGTTGCTATTGCACTTTCAGCTTGATCTCCTGTGTATGTTTTTGTTACTCCATCTAAACCAGTAACTTCAAGTTTAATTTGTCTATCAACTGTTGAAATAAAATCTTTCCAGTTTAGTGAATTTTTCTGAAAATCAGTTGTATTGTTTTTCCAATTACGTGTGGCTACACGAGTTATGACAACTGATAATTCATTGATAATCATTGGCATTTTAACAAATACAAAATCATTTTCCAATAGTTTTTTGTTGAATACTATTAGATTATTTTTTACAGCATTTGCTTTGGACATTCCAGGATAAACTAATCCGGTAATAACCCAATGAATCATGTTATATAAAGTTGTCTTACCAATACCATTAGTACCCAAAATACGTACTTTCCCTGGAATATTCAGATTTATTCTGTTTGCTCCAAGACTCATAAAACCATTTGTTTCAATAGCTTCAAGTAAAATATTGTAACGTTTTGATGATTTTGAAATAGTATTATTTAATTGTTCATCAAATAATGTTGTGATACTATTGCGAATATCATCTTTGGTTATGTCTGAATCAAAACTATTTTTTAATCCGTTTAAAAGATCATCAAGAATAGAACCAAATAATTTATTTAGTTGATCTGAATTTAATATCAAATCATCTATGTTTTCAGTTCCAAGAATAAGGTCTTTATTTGCAATTTCTCCTGTTTTTGTTGCCAATTCAGAAGATTTTTGTTCCATTATCTCCTGAATAACTTTGTTATCTGATGCATTTGTTGTTTGAACAAATTTATCATATTCAAAATCAATTTTTGGTTTGTATTCGTATGCATTCTGTTTGTTAAGTAACATTTCAAACATTTCTTTTTCATGTTTGACAAAAATATTTGAACTCTTAACTTTTATGAATGTATTGGAATTACCAAACTCAGGAGTAATTTTTTCAAGATTATCTTTAATAATTTCCCATGGTATTTTTGAATCAAGTTCAAGAGTATGATAACAAACTGAATCATCTAATGGAAGATCATACATTTGAATATCTGATAATGCGATCTTATCAAGAGTTTCATCAAATGAATATGATTTGATAGATTTAAATTCAGCAGCTGTTACTTTAAATTCTTCTCCAATTGACCAATAGAAACCTTCAGATGAAGTATGTTGCATTGGAGAACCTGGATAAATAAATGTTTGGCCATTTAAACCTTGAAACATTAAATTTTTGTGTATATCTCCAGCAAGAATTAAACAATTTTCAGGAAAAGATTCAATCGAAATAAGACTGTGATATAAGTCAGATCTTAATGGTAACTTAACTGAATCAACATATTCTTTCAACATTGCATGGAAAAGACATATGTTTACTTTTGTTGTATCAATATTTTCAATATTAGGTTGACCATTATCTTCAAGAGAATAACCAATCCAATTTATTACAGGACATACTTTGGATTGATAAATTCCTGAATTTTTAATGTAAATAAGTTTTGATGCAAGTTTTTCATCAAGAGTATTTAACATTTCAGTGAAAACAGAAATTGAATTATATCCAACATTATTTTCAGATTGCTTTTTATCCTTGATAAGATCATGATTTCCAAGCATTATAACCAATTCTTTAAGAGTTTCAATATTCAAAAGTCTTGAGATATGATTATAAATCAATTGTCGTTCACTTTCTGTTGGTGTAGCATATTCGAAAAGATCACCAGCAATAACATAAATTGGTGTTTCTGTTTTTTCAATGATACTTTCAATTTGTTTCAAAGTATTCTGAGAAGCCATGTACAAATTCTTCTCTCTGTTTTTGATCTGAATATCAGCGCTGTGAATTATTTGCATAATTATTTTTTATTATTTGATTATATGTGTATTCTTTTATTGCGATTTTTTCTTGTTTAGATTTTTCGTTACATCCATGTTTTATACAATACCCTTCAGAATCTTTACGAGTATTTGTTTGATTACAATATGGACATTTCATTTTTCGTAAACTTTGTGTTCAATAAATTGTAAATCTAATTCTTTCCAATCAACCATATTTCCTTGTACCATACAACATTTTTTCAAAGGAATACCAGGAGTAATGTCGTCAATGAATATTATTTTAGACTCGAGCATATCATTCCAATTCCACGCTGCTGGATATAATTTATTACTTGTATGCTCTGTGATTTGTTGAATTTCTGTTTCACGATCTTTGAAAAACATGAAAGAATCTTCATTAAGATAATTCAATGCTTTTTCCAATGTTCCATCAGCACTATCTGCACGATATGTATTAAGTATGATTCTGTGTCCAGCTTCTTGAAGTTTTAAAATTACTTCCATACAACCGAAATTATTCCTACCAATTTGTGGAAATTCATGTTCCACTACGGTTCCGTCAAAATCTAAATAAATTGTCATAAATTACATTGTTTTAATTTTTAATCTTATCCAAGCATAACCACAAATACAAATTCTTTTACAATTCTTTATTGTGAAATTTTTACTTCCACAAACTGGACATTTTTCATCATTACATTTCTTCTGAATCTTCTTTTGTTGCATGGTCAAAGAGTTTTTTATATTCAAATATATCAAGTTCAAATTGACTATTCTTATTGAAAGTCTTGTTAATGTAAACTTTTCCATCTTGATCATTCCAATCGAGTAAGAAATAATATCCTCTTGCTCTGACATTTGTACCATCTCTTAACTGTTTCATACTGCTACTTCGGCTTTAATGTGATTGTAAACATCAACATAAAATTTATTCATGATGAAATTTTTATATTCTGTCATATCCGAATATTTCAAAAATATGTCAAAATCGAAATATGCTTCTGATTGAATATGAATTGAAACTTTTTCATCAATAATGTTTGATTTATTTTCATTCACATTTCGCAAATATTGTTTTGCTTGTTCAATATGATTTTCATACAGATGAAAGTCGTTAATTGTATAATGAACATCTCGAGAACTAAATCGAAAATCATTAGTATTTGAAAGACTATTGGTTGCAAAATTACAAACAGATTCTAAAAACCATGCTGCAACCATTACGTCTGAACATACACCAAGAAATGAATCACCTGATCTTTGGACAACATGTAAATCAATGTAAAATTTCTTATCGTTATCGATTGGAATACAATTAAATTGAAAACTAAATACACATGGAGTTAATGTCATTTCTTTTAAATCTCCTGCATTCCAAAGTTCAATAATATTTCTTCTTGAAGTTGGATCAGCACAAAGTCCATCAAATAAATCTTGTACTTGATCAACTCCATTAAAATTACGGAATTGATAACCATATGATTTACCTATTGTTCCTTCAGCATTTTGCCATTGATTCCAAAAGTTAACTCCGCGATCTTGTAACCATTTAACATCTGTACGACCATTAAGCATCCACATCAATTCAATTAACGAATTTTTTGGAAATACTTTTTTACCTTTCAATAATGGAAAATCAGAAGAAATATTTTTCAAATGATAATATTGATGTTGTTTAACCAAAGTATCAATACCTGTGCGATTTTTTGTCTTTACACCTGAGTCTAACAAATCAATTAAGCTATGAGCATATTGACGTTCAAAATTCAATCTTTCTTCCATTTTATTTAATTTTCAATTATTTTCCAATAAGACTTTTTACGATCACCACCTTTATTCTGTTTGTCTAATGCTAATGACATTAGATTTTTTGCTGAAATATTATTACTTTTTAATTTCGTATATCGTATGTTTTCATTGTTCAATTTATTTGGATTTAAAATTCCTGAACAAACAACATCAATAATATCATTCTTTGATAAGTTATGTAATGCAATTACTTCGAACATATGTTTAATAACTTGCACACAATAATTACCATAATGATCAATTAAAACTTGTCGATTAATAACGACATTTTCATCATCATACAATATGAATTTATAAACATCATCAGTTAAACCAAAAATATAATATCCTCTGTCAACAACGTATTTCGCAGCATTTGCTTTTGATAAACAAATCTTTGATGATTTTATGCAACGATTATCAACCATTAATTCTTCACTGATATAAATATTATCAAATACTCCTGCAAATGTTATTTTCGATAATATTCCGTATTCATTCATTCTTTTTATTGCCAATATATTTCTATAATTTCCTTTCAACATTTCATTTAACAGACTTGTCAAAATTTGCTTTTCGTATTCAAAATGAGGAGGTAATTTATATTTAGCCCATTCAATTTGAACTCGAATACTATCATATAAAAATTCTTCAGCTATGAAACATTCGTAACTATTTGCCAAATAATCCTTAGTAATTTTACCATTTTCACTTTTCTTTACTTTCATCGAAAATTTAGCAGTGTGAATGAAAAATTCCTCAGCAAATACGTAAATAGCAAATAATGATTCATCATTATTGAATAGTTTTTTCAAACAATTGAATAATGAAAAATATAATTTACTATTGATTCTTTCCTGTTCCCTAACGTAATCTATTAATGTTTCAAGATTTCCATCTGAAATTGCTGTTGAAGATTTGGTAAATTTTGCACATACTTGTGACAATTTTTTATTGCTTGTTTTATCTGAAAGTAATGTTTGTCTAAATCCTGACGTATTTGCTCTCAATGAAGAGTATTCTATGAATCTACCAAAAATTGGATTAGAATATAATAGTTTCCAATTGTTTTCAATAAGCATTTGTTTTTCACAACTAACTACTTTTGTATTCCAACCATAATTTAATTCCCATTCACTGCTATTTAACCCTGATAGAACACAACACCAAATTCTTGTTGGAGTCATTTCAATCAAATATGGTAATTCATCCAAATATTCAGATGTTATTGAATCTTCAGATATTCTCACATAATGTAAAAATATCATGGTACAAAAATTCATTATTCGATCGTAGTATGCTAAATTACAAATAAGCATATTTTCAAAAGTTGCGTAAAGTTCTCGTAATTCACCTCTTTTGTATGCTGCAATTTCTTCTTGTGTTATTTCGTTAGTTATAAAATCCTTAACTCTGATATAATCAACATCTTCAAATAGGAGAGGGTTGCTTGTTATTAATGAGTTCCATCTATAATCAAATCCATCTATTTTTGAAAAATTGTCTGATAAATAATCACCAATATTGCTAATATAAATTTTTTCGTCAGTATTTTGATTCTGTTGAGAAATGAATGTATTTCTCATTAAGATAACTTTCTCAGTAGGAAGAAGACTTGGATTATCTTGAATTTCTTCGAGTATATTCATGAGTGTTATTTATATGAAAGTACATAATTAATATATTCGTGAAATTCAAAATAAATGGATTGATTTTAAATCCAAAAATTAAAAACTTTGTGTCTGTAATATGATATGTTTTTGTCTTGATTTTTTATTGGTTGTTATAACATCGCTTGTTATTTTAAACATTCTTTCCACCATACTATCGACACTTTGTCTATTTAAAACTGAATTACTGTCTTGATCAGGCATTTTATTATAAACAAATCTGATACCATTTTTACTTGTTGATTTAGTTGCAACATCTGATAACATTTCAACCAAAGAATCCTTAATTTTATCAAATCCATATTCAGTATTAATGCGTATTCCTAAATCATCAATATAACCATGAACCCATTCATCCATTGTTGCTTGATATGTATTATAACCAATTCTAAATTCTTTAGATATTTCGAACTTATCAACAAAATCATAAATATTTGTTAATATTTTTGCTAATGGATCAGCAAGTTCATTTGCATCTGAACTATCAATCAGTTTGAGCAAGTTAATTGATCGTTTGAATAATTTTTGTTTCAATATTCCGTTTTCATCAACAAATTGATTAATAATATCAACTGCTTTTGTTACTGAATATTTTGAAATTAGATATTTGGCTGGTTTGAACATATCTTCAAGAGCTTCTTTTGATTTGACCTTACAATTCAATGGTGTTGCAAAAACATCAAATTCAATTTCAATAAAAGTTTCCAAATCTCTGTCTTCAATAACATTATCTGGATGCTTACCAATCCAAGATATTATATCGTTAAATTCTAAACCATGAGCATTTGTATATGTATTTTTTTCAACTAATTCGATAAATGTTCCAACTAATAACGAATGTTTTCTAATCTTTTCATCCTTGGCAGCTTTGATTCCAACATTTTTTAGTTCTTCCTGTAATGTAATATCTAATCCATCAAATTCCATATTGACATTGATTTTATATCCATATTTTGATAATTCACGAGCAACTTTAACAGGATGCTGCATACACTCGTTATATTTATTTTCAAAAGATACTAATTCATATTCTTCCAAATTGAATCTGATTTTACCATTGAAATAACTAAAACCAGGAGTTGATATTTTATGTAAGATTGGATCATATTGAGCTAAAAATTCTTGTTTTGAAGATGCTATGGCCTTATCGTCAATAAAATTATCTCGATCTTCTTCTGTAATTCTTAGTAATAAATTTGGTTCTTCAAGTAATAAATCATTTGTTGAACCATCAGCTTTTTGAGTTTGAATACAATATACTGATCGTATTCCAGTTTTACGAATACGTGCATTAAATTGTTCTATTTCATATCCGGAGAATGGCCCCAGATATATTGAAGCAAATAATATTTCCTTATCATTAATGTTAACAAAACCACCATCGTTTATGTCAACACCAACACTTAAATAGTTTGAGCAGAAAATTACTTCATAATCACCAACAGTATTGTTATCGTTTATTAATCTACAAATTTCTTGTTCAGTATTTGATCGCTTATAATAACCATACTTTAATGGTCTACCTAAAAGATGTTCAATCATTCCAATTATTTTTTCAGAATATATTTCACCCTTATTTGTAGGTAATAATAATCTGTAACCTTCCTGAAGTAACATGTAAGCATGATTTGCTAATCGTGTAATAGAATCTAATATATCATCACATATTAGAAATTCCATTGTTTTATTTAATGATTTTTTATTCACACGAATTATGTTGGCAATACTACCGAAGAAATAAGATTCTCCTGTTTCAGTTCCTGTGAGTAAACATAATTTTGCTGCAAATGGATCATTAGATGATATGAAAAATAATTCTTTAATTTTCTTAATCACATTAGCTGTGGCTTCAATTCTATATGAACTTGTGAACAATAAATGTGATTCATCTATGAAAATATAATCAAACATTTTTGATAATTTCTCATAATTTGAACGTGCGAATTTATCAAATGTTGTGACAGCATTGATTCCATATTCTATTAACTTAATATCTTTCGAACCATAATAACATTCAAACATTGACATTATTGATTCATCTGTTTCAATTTTGTTTTTAATTACAGATATGTAAGGTAATACAAGTAGGATTCGTTTACCATCTTTCGCAAGATTCTTGATAAACTCTGTTTTTCCAGTACCCGGTGGTGAAAAGATTATGTTTACTTTTGAATTACTTATTCCACCTTTACTTGGATTTAATAATATTGCTTTTTTGTCTGATAAATATTCGTAATTATTTAATTCAATATTCTTTTGAACTAATTTATTGTTTAACGATTGTTCAATTGCCTTTCTAATTCCGTTTTTGAAATTATCATCAACAACTTCACGTATTTCAGGATCAATTGATTTTATTATACCACATCTCTTTAGAATATCTAATCCAAATTTTGATGGTTTTTTACCATTACTAATTGCACAAGAATAAAATGAATTGATTTCTCCGATATTTTTACAACCTTTTGAATCAAGTAATGTATGTGCTATTGATAATCCGTCCTTTCCAAACAAAGATGCAAGAGTATTACAAACATTATAACGCATGTTGTAATTGATTGCTGATCTTGATAATGATGAAATATTTGATATGTCAACTCCTAAAGATACGAATTTACTTAAATCAATATCTGAAGGTTTATCATTTTCCATATCTGCAACATTAATAACTAACAAATCATTATTAATTTTGTCAATCATCTGAGTCTGAAATTTTGTCTTTCTTAAAAGAACATCAGTTATTGTTTTTTGATAATTATATCCATCAATTGTTTGTGACAATCCTAATCCAACATGTACATCAATAAAGTTATTGTTTATCAATGGACTTGGATCATAAGTTAAACGAATACCTGCTGTAATTCTTCTAACAACATTATCAAGAAATTTATTTTCAAAACCTTCAATGAAACAATCATTGAAAACTATTGAAGATTTATCCTTGTGTAATCTGTATAAAATATCATATATTATTGAGGATTTATGTGCATAATTTACACTGAACCAATACTTTGAGATGTATTCATTTTCAGCTGCTTTTATATACACATGATGTGGTGGGGCTACTTTGGTATAAACGTGAATACCTTTTCCAGATGCTGATTTACATATCCATAAAAACCAATGAAAATCTTGCAAATAATCATACATCTTTCGTTTTAACAAATCAATATTGCCATCCCATTCTTTCAAGTCAATATCAAATACTTGTAAACCATTCCATTTGTAATATTCTTCAGTTGATGGTCGAGTACCATCATATGTTAAATATATTTGTTGTTTGTATTGTTTTGAAATATCTTTTAACTCATCATTTGTGATTTCAAATAATAATTCTCCAAGTGTTCTTGTTGTATATACAAATTCATTATTCGCATTATTCGAATACATAGTCTTTAAACAAGTCACACTGTTATTTGAAATAAATGATGTTCGTTGATCATTCATTCCAGATAATAACAATACACCTAACATTTTGTTATTTATGACTTGATTCGTTACGAACTTTTCCAATATATTTCCACTATTCTTAGAAAACTCGTTTATTATATTGTCATTCTTTAATTCACTTGTACTATTAATATACTTGTGAAAACAAATATCAGCAAGTTTGTTAGACATATCAATATTCGATTCCATTTCGAATTTTTCATACAGATCAATATCATCAATTGTTTTATCAATTGAATATATTTCACGCATGTTCAATAAAATTTCTAACGAATCTTGTTTGAATGATAATATTTTATTTTTATAAGTGTCTAAGTATAGACCAATATTCGATTTTCTATATTCAAGTATTTTGTGAAATAAATTTAATGTTCCAATGTTTTGTTTTATTACTTCTTCGAATGTTAAAAAATTATCAATTGTTTGTATGTGATTTCTTTCAATTTCTGCTGAAAATTCATTCAAGTCATTCAAATCCTGAATTGTCTTTCGCATTAACCAATAATTATCTTTCTTTATGGATAAAACTTGTTGTTGATTAATTCTAAATTCTTTAGCATCCTCATCATTGACAAGACTATTTTTTATTTGTTGAATATCATCCTTAGTCAAAATTCTAACATCAACACCTTCAGGAGTTTCTAATTTTATGTTATCTCGGACTTCCTTTAATTTTTTTCTTGTTCTTGATTTGTTAAATTCAACAACATTTTCTTCGATCAATTTTTCAATTGATTTTTGATTACCATCTATATCTTGAGCTGTTAGTACTTTGCTTGACATATCTTAGATTTGAGATAAAAAAACGCGGATATTTGTTAATATATCCACGTTTTATAATTAATATAGACTGATTTTATATCCGAAAAATTATTATCAAATTGTCACAATACCCTTTCCAATTATTTGTAATTTTGAATTAACCAATTCATATGTGGTAGGTTTATCAATTGGTTTTAATTCAGATAAATCGAAGTAAATTTTATTGTCAGATGTGATTTTAGAATAAATTGTCTCATTAGTATCTGAACCTATAATTGATAAACTTGCTTCTTCCGTTAAATTTTCGAAATATATGTATTTGTTTTCAATTTTGAAAGATTCAGAAATCATTTCAATAAAAATCGGTTGATAAATGGAAACTAATTTTGTTACTTTTGGTGTTTCAATTATCGTGTTGTTAATGACATTTTCAAATACAACATTGACAGGAAAATTACTTTCAGGATAAACAATTTTATCTTGAATCAATGGATTAATTGCTGAAAGTAAACTTGTCCCAATTGTTGATTCTCTTTTCATCATTTTTTTATCAACCAAGATTTCTGTACTGACATTAATTGTTACATAATCATTTGTTTCAGTTGCGAACTCTTTTAAATTCAATGCAATATTGATTGGTAAACTCCAATCATCTTCGTTCGATATTCTCAATGTCCTAAATCCTAAAATTTCAGTACCATAATTTATGATATGTGAAACTTCAATATTTGACATTGTCAAACCAAAATAATCAAGTATTGATTGCTTAACTGTTTTGTTTTCAGTTGTTAATATTTTAATCAATAAGTAATGATTAGCATCAATAGATATTTTATTTAAGATAAAATCCGGTATTGGTTTTTCATCAATTAATGGAACAAATTCTGTTGGATAACTTGCAATATATCCTACTTGTGGACCATCAATTGTCACATCTTCATATGCAATTGTAGTTATTTGAACAAATAAAATATCATTCGTTTTTGGAATGTTCATTGAAGCTTCTTCTAACCAGAAACAACCATCAATTAGTTCTTTATTTCCAGTTGCTCTGAAATCATCAACTGTTAATAATCTGGAAATAAATACTTCTTCTGTCTTTGATGACTTTATTAGTACATGTATTCCGAATTTAGTGCTCCAATCAAATCCACGTTTCAATAAAATACCAACATTAAGTGATCCTAATGTGATTCCACTACCATACGTAGAATAAAATAAACCAGCATTTGAATAAGATTTATTTAAACGATGAGCAAATTCTCCTGAATCCCAAACAGTGGAATCTTCGCTTGTTAATTCAACATATTGGTTTATGTCTGTGTTTTGCTGAAGATTAACTCTGAAAAATTCTGATACATCATCGTTATCAGTTAATCTCAAAATACTGAAATCATTTATTCTATGGACTATCTTTTTCATATTGTGTTAAATTGATGTTACTGAATTTGTGTTGATTATTGTACAGTATTTTTCTTTGAAATCAATTAAATCACGAATATACATTTCCTGAATTGATGTTATTTCAAGATAATGTAAATATTTTCTTTTACTTTCCAGTTCAGAATATAATTCAACTATTTCTTCTTTGGTTAGTTTACTGATATTCATTTTTAAAACATCATAACTAATTTCATAAGAATCCAAATCTTTTTTAATATCCTCTAATGGTCGTTTATTGATAATCAATTCATCATTGGTAACTAATTCAAGAAATTTTATTTTATTATTCAACACACCAATTTCTTTTTTAACAACCACAATTGTTTTAGTTTTTCTTTCTTGATAAAAGAATAAACGTTTTCTAACAAAACAATCAATCAATTCATATGGTGTATCAAAAAATAAAATTGTTTTGCCATCTTGATCAATACAATTCAAAGTATTTTTGGTTATTTTTGAAAATAATTTCATATTCTGAAAAAACTTCCATTTGTCACTTGACAATGTTTGTAACCTTCCACGAGCGAATTTAATTATGTAACGAATTTTATTGTCTTGACTTAAATCAGTAAAATCAATTATATAATTTTTATCAATCAATGATTTCAAATGTTCTTCGTATTTTTCATAACTAACATCATATGGAAAATCAGTAATAGTCAAAACATCTTTTTCAAAATCCATATCATATTCACCAACACAATACCATGAATTTTTATTTCCATTATATAACATGTTTTCAGGTTTTATACCTTCAACAAATGGAACTATTGGTGTTATGTCAATATCAACATTACAAGTGCCTGATGATATTGCTTTTATGCAATTATCGATAATTGAATCCAAACCATATGAAAAACTACGATAAGAAAATCCAAATCCAGGAGAATTTGTTCTTATCAATAATGATAATGGAATTATTGGTAAGAAATATTTTGGTTCAACTTTGTCACCATCTTCAATAAGTTGTTCGAACAATTCAGAATCAATCTTAAAAAAGTCCAAATAAGGTGAAGGACGAATATGTAAATATCTCGGTGCTGTATCACATTTTGGAACTCTTAATGATCCAATTTGTCCTACAATTTCTAACGGAGCGTATTTGTAAATATGTGTTGAACCTAATTGAACAATTGTATTAAGCAAAGATGCATCACCATGATTGTAATGCATTTTCATTGCATCACCAATCAAAGATGGCATTTTTATTAATTTACGTTTAGATAAATCCCCAGTCATTGCAGCCCATATTATCTTACGAGCACCAACTTTTAAACCATCCATTAAATTTGGCATTGCACGTGTTTCAATTACGTACTTTGCGAAAGATAAAACTTCATGATTTAAAAATGATTTTGTTTGTCTCGGAGTTATTTCAACCGAATCTTTTTTATCTGCTTCCATTATGTTTGAATATTATATTGCTAAAAATGTTCTGATTCTTTCCCAAAATGATTTTTTTCTATTCATTTCTTCATGATAAACATTCACTAAATTCATGATTCTATCGTATTCTTCCTGTGAACAAAAAGTACCAATACTTCCGGGTATTCCTTGAGTTCCAGGTATTCCTTTCGCTCCTTCAACGATATGATTTTCCATATGTAAACTAATTAAAGGACACAAATCTTCCTTAAGATTTATATCCTTTAAATATCAATAATATGGATTGTTTTGTCTTTCACGAAATTATGGTAATTATTGTTGAATCCATTCTGGTTTTTCTGTTTTCGTATATTTCAACATATTTGATTTTTCTCCAATATAATAATTCCTATATGCTTTAACAACATCTTCATTTCTATATTGTTCAGGCATTGCTTGAGCAAATTTTGTTAACCCTATTTCAGTATAAAAAATATCTGAAATATAATCGTAACAACGTTCAATTATAGCACGAGTTTTATGTACTTTATTATAACGATAAGTATATTCATCACATAATGAAATACCTAAATTATAAAGCCACATAAGATTTTCATATGATTTACCAGCCCACAATACACATGGATGATTTTTATGCGTTGGTTTATATAAAAAATCTTCAGTATCGACATGATTTTGAATAACTGTTGACAAAATCTGAGCTGTTTCCAATATCATTTTCACAACATGTTTATCACAATGATAACAAGCTGCTACTTTTGGATCTAAATCCAATACAAATATGTTCATTATTTATTAATTATTAGTTGTTTATTTTTTCCGCAAAATAAAAAACACCATACCAAGAAAAAACAAAATATTTGATTATTTCGTAATTTGTTGGTTTATACGGAATACCGATCATTCCTTGAATAAGATATAAAATACACATCATTATCATTGAGAGGAATGCTCCCAATAACCATATGATAAAAATCATCATGCAAATTGCTTCCATAATTATTATATCTATCATATTTGAAATTTATCGTATACTATCCAAATAAGTTCTGGAGTTAATTCGAAATGTTTTATTATGACTTTATGAAATTCAACAATCATTTTTTTCATTTCGCTATTGGTCATTGGTGCTTCAGGATTATCTTTTCTCATGAACATTAATGCACCAAGTTTTGCTGCTGCAAATGCGAAATTTGCACCATCTGATGTATGCATTACAATAGCATGAGTCTTAGCGTATTTTTCAACCCAATATATTCCTGGTTTAACAGTTTGATCATGTGATAATTGATTATCCTGAATAAATAATGCATCAAGATTATTTTTATAACATAAATCAATTGATTCATCATCAATGTCCTTAAGACATTCAAAAGTTATTAAATCTCCGTAAACATCTTTGAAAATCATTGAAAAAATAACGTCCCACCCTTTTGCGTAGTCGTCATCAATTAAAATTATTTTTCTCATTATGTGTGATTATTATGTGTGATTATTTAATATGGTGTAGCAAATAATTTGCAATCAAAACATGACATTGTTTTAATCATACTTGAAGAATCAAGTGCAATACAATCAATATCAGCAATATGATATGGACATAAATATCCTTTTTTTATGTATTCCTGTTTTAATGGAATTTCAACAATTTCGTTTTCTTCAGAATTTGAAGTTGAATTTGATTTTGTCATTATTATATGGTTTATAAAGTTTATCGAATAAATACACTCTTGTTTTAAGTGAATCAACAAAAACAGTATCTGCACGATCTTTAAATATTATGCGATAATGAATTGGATTTTGACAATCACCTTTATGAGTTATTGTATATTTTCCATCACCAACCTGAAATCTAATATATTGGCAATTTTCAATTTTGATTACTTCGTAATCTTTTAATCCATATCTTTTTGGTGTTGAAAAAGGATATGTACTCATAGTTGTCAATACTATTACGTTAGCAACTAAAACACAAAGTATGATTCCCATACTTATGTTGATAAAAAGATTTTGTTTCTGCATATGATTTTTTGTTAATTGGTTAAATATCGTCTAATGTTTCTCGTTTAACAATTTCAATAGCATCAAGAGCATATACAATATAATGTGTAGAATGTTCAAGTTCAGGACTATTATGGTCAATTGTATGATCATAACCATATCCTGATAGTATTTCGAATACAATATTGCCATTACCAATAGTTTTAACTATTTCAGCAATAATTTCCGTATCTGTTTTGAAATCATTTAATAAATGAATTGTAAATTTATTTTTATCTTCTGTGAAATTAAGTTTATCAAGAAAAAGTAATAGCATTTTTTTATCAAATGTAATACTTTCATTCGAAACGTTATTTTCTAATTCCAATCTACATGTGTAGATATAATCACCATAACCGAGAGCATCTGCTTTTATGTCAGAAAAATACAAACCAAATCCAGCACCAGAATTTCCTGATGATTTACCCATTTTTTTGAATGAAAATTCATCAAATTTATGGGAGGATCCATGATAAGCTTGAACTATCATACGTCATCTTTATGTTCGTGAATATAATCTATTTTTTTCTTTTCAATAGAAAATTTTACTTCTTCAAGTAATCTTTCTGAGAATTGTAATCTTCTGATTTTATTGTTGTGAAGATAAATTATATATATAGGATCCATTTCTATAATATCCTTAATAGGACTACCTGCGTATTTCCCAAACCAAATGATAAAATTCCAAGAATAAACTGTTGTTGTTCTTTCATTAGGATTTTGAGTAAATATTATTTCTTTTGGTGGAAGATTTCGTATTTCCTTTTCAATAAAGTTTTCTTCTTCAATGTTTTCTTTTTCGTCTTCAATTTCAGGTTCTTTAACTTCAACAAGATATTCTTTTTCCAATTCCCTTAAAATATTTTCCTTACGTTGTTTAACTAACTCAAGTAATATTTCACGAGTTATTTCAATATCATACATTGCATTATGTAACTTTGATTCATCAATTAAAATTAATAATGCTTGAGCAATAGTCATCAATTTAAAATTTTCAAATTCCTGACGAAATTCTTCAAAAAATTCAGTTGCAACAACCATTACATCAAGAATATTACCCCAAAAGATTGAATTATAAAATTCATCTCTATTTCGTAACCAAAATTGTCTTAAGAAATCATTATCAAAATTTGCATTGTAACCGACAAAAGTTAATTTATCTTTTGGATTAAATTTGTTAACATATTTCGATAATATTATTGTCAAAAAATTAAATACTTCTTTTTCAGGAGTATATTGCATAATTTGTTCCAAAGTTACATTTCCTTTTTCTAAGGCTTCATCAACTATGACACAACCTTCGAATGGTCTAACTTTAAAATCAAACTTTTCTTTAATTATTCCGTCAATTTCTATTATTCCAGATATTTGATGAATACCATTTGAATAACAATCAGTACCTGTTGTTTCCAAATCAATATATAATCTTTTTATCATTGAGTATTTTTTTAGTCTTCTATTGTATCTGATAAGATTAATTCTTTTCTTTGATCAGTTGATTTATTAAACCATGTGTTCACTGCTTCTCCGTCTTCAATAACATTATAACTGAATTGAATTAATTTTTGTTGACGAAGCATTTGTTTGTAATCTTCATCACATAATCCTCCAAGGCCTTTTGTATAAATTATTTCATAACCTTTAAGATTATTTGAATCTTTTTCAAAATCTTCGAGTGAATAATAATATTTCTTCTGAGTTCCTTTTTTCGAAGCATAAACAATCGGACTTAATGCACGATATATTCTATTTTGAATAAACAATTCAGGAAAATGTTTCGCAAAGAATGCAAGTAATAAACCACAAATATGATGACCATCATAATCCATATCTGATGCGATTATTATTTTAGCATATTTGCAATCTTTCATATTCTTTTTTGGTTCGTCAAATAAAATACCCAAGCAAGCTATAACTTCTCTTAATTCTTGATTTTCAAGAATTTGTGTTTTCTTCAAATTAAATGTATTCGTTATTTTTCCTCGAAGTAAATAAGCTGATTGAAATAATTTATGTGAATGCTTTCTGAATCCATTACCTGCAGAATTTCCTTCAAACAACCAAAGTTCATTGTTATTTGAATTTTTATTTGCACATTGGATCAATTTAACTATTTTCGTTGTTTTTATTGTTGCATTAAGTTTGCGAGTTTCTTTCTTTTTTTCTTCAGCATATTTAATTTCGTAATAATCCTGAAGTGATTTAAAAATTTCTGAATCTTTGAAACTATTTAAAAATTCCACAGACAAATTTAATGTGAACTTATCAATTTTGGTTGTTAATTGTTCTTTTGTTTGTGAATTGTATGTAGGATTAACTATTGAACAATTTGCGAATATCGATATGCGATTAGTAATATCTTTTTCAGTAATTAATTCCATATCTTTTTCAGCACAAAGAAGTAGAATTTTTTCAACAATTTGTTTTTCTAATTTTTTTATGTGAGTTCCTACTGAACAAATTCCACCATTAACAAACCCAACATTACATCCTATGTTTGGTAAAACAATAATGATGTCTTTTCGATTTCTAAATTCTTTTATTTGAAGAGATTGTTCAGGATTCAAATATAATTTCACATAATCTTGGAAATTATCAAAAATCCATGTTGAATTAAGTTTTCCTTCAGCTATGTCAGATTCAAAATTAATTTTTAATCCTGGATTTGTTGCCGCAGCATCAATACATCGTTTTTGAATAATTCTTATTGTTGAAAGAGAAAGGTTGTCAAGTTCAAATCTATCAAGATCAATCAAAAATGATATTTGTGTACCATGACTTGTTGGACTATTTGGTACTTCTTTTTTGATAATATAACCTGAGTTTGGATATTTTTCAAAATCAGTTGAAATTTCTCTCATATTATTTGACCAATCAATACTGATAGAATTTTTTCCATCAGCTGTTTGAACAGTAAATTGTTTTGAAAAAATATTTGTTAATTTCGAACCTAATCCGTTTGTGCCTACAACATCTCTGTCTTGACTATCATCATAATTGCTTGATGTTCTCAAATGTCCAAAAATAAGTTCAGGAATATATAAGCCAGTTTCCTTATGTTTTATTACTGGAATACCACCGTTATCTTTTATTATTACTTGTCCTGATGTGTATACTTTAACATCAATCTCAGTTATTTTGAATAATGAATCTTTCCTGCGATGTTCATCAACAGAATTTGAAAGCACTTCATCAATAAGTTTTAATAAACCAGCATTATATGCTGTATTTTTTACAGGAATTATTTTATTTGTTGATGGTTGATATAATAAATACTCAACAATTTCAGTCTGCATTGAACCAACCCACATTCCTGATCTCTCAAGTATGTGAGAAATTTCATCTTTAATTTGATATTTGCTTTGAAGATTTTGAGTAATTTTTGCTACTTCTTCCATTTGATTTTATTTATTTTGAATATTATTTTTAGACTTGATATTTATATCCATTATATATATAATATATTAAAAGAAACCCCTTTCAAAATAAATTGAAAGGGGTTTTCCTTGAGTATTTAATTTTAGTTTTTATTTCATTCAGGAGCTGATACTTCCATGATTACCCATTCATCAACACCCGATAAGCTTACACTTACTACTTCTTTCGGATATTCAAGTCTGATTAATCTTCTGAGTCTTTGCCCTTCTTTCATATCTATTTCACTATATTCTTCTTCACCTGAATCACCATTCTCTCTTGTTGAGAAAATCAATTCATTATCAGATTCTTCATCAAGAGTGAAACTATTTTCACGTTCCATTATTGTTTTGATTCCTTGAAAAATTGATGTTAAAGCCAATGGTTTTGGTGTTTCAACAACTGGTTCAACAACTGGTTCAGCTTTGAATTGATTTTCATATCTTTCTTTAACTCCATTAACCCATTTGCGTACGTAAGGAACTAAATCATCATAAGATGTGTCAAAAGGATAATTTTTTGAAAATACATCATTGAAATTATAAAATTCTTCAGCTGAAGCATGAGTTTGAAAATTATCAATCCAATCTCCAAGTTGTTCAAAATAACTTCCAAATGCTTCAATTAAATCATCTATACTTGCTTGTGGTTCAGAATCATATTCAATTTTACAACCACAAACTGTTTCAGCCCATTCAGACATACTAAATTCATCAAAACTGTCTGAAAATGGATAACCTTCATTCAAATCAACATCACTTGTTTCCCATGTATTTGTTAAATAATAATACCATGTCAATAAACCACTGAAAATTGTTTTTAATTCTTCAGGAGCAACAAAAGCACGATGTTTTTGATATTCGAGTTGATTTTCAATTAAAGCAGAAACAATAGAATAACAAATATGAGAAAAACTTTCTTGTCTATAAAGTTTTGGAAACAAACTTGATACAAATCCATCAACTATGTTGTAAATATTATCATATTCCTTATAACCTTCTGTAATTCCTTCAGTAATGGTTAATGGTTTAATAGCTCTATCGAATAATGCTTTTACTTTTTCATTTGGAATTGTAATTGTTCCAATTTCTGTTTCAAAAATAAGATCATTATCTAATGAATTGAAATATGGTTGATAAAAATCATCAGGAATATTTGCAATTAATTCATCAAATCCAATTGTCACATTAACATCATATTCATTTTCATATGACACTTGATAACCATTAATAACTTTTTGAAGATCAACACCATAAATTCCAAGATAATCTTCTGTTCCCCATTCTAAACGATAATATTTACCTTTGTCTCCTGTACCTGTTTCTTCACAAGTTTCAATCATTACATTATGGACATCATTATCTCCTAATGTGAAATGAACCATTCTTCCAACAATATCTGTAGGTTCAATTGTACCTTCATTACTACCATCTGTAACAATTCCTGAGTGTTTTAAAAGAATTTCTGTTCCAAAATTGTAAAATTCATCTCCACAAACAACAAGACAATTTTCAATCTGATTTGTCATGAAATCAATTGATATTGAATCAAAATTAATATCAATTCCATTAACATCTGTTAAAATACCTTCACGTAAATAATCTGAAAAATCATCATCAGGATGAAAATTAATGTTTAATGTATTGATAAGAAAATTCATAAATTGTTTAGCTCTGTCTTCTGAAATAATTGGTAAAAATTCATATAATTCAGGGTGTTTTTCAAGCAAATCAATTTCTTTGAAATCAGCCATTTTAATAACATCATGTACAACATGATCTATAAAATTTGGTGATGTTTCAATAGCTTCAATACGATAATTATCATACCAACCATTTGTGTTTGAATATGAATTGAAATAAAATACAGCTGATGTATATTTTGCTGTAACATAAATCAAATTAATTTCGTCTTTCGAATCATGCAGTTTTCTAACAATTGTGTTAATATAATCTGCTGAATTTATCGTATCTTCTATTTCAATTTCTTTTGAAAGAAAATTTATTTTATTATATACGATAGATAATTTTATTGTAGATGTGTTCATTTTTTTATGTTTTAGTAGATTTTATCAACTTCGATTTTTACTGTACGATTTTCCCACACATCTCCAACATAGCAATCTTCAAGCCATGCTTCAATTGTATCTTCTTCGTTTTCATCATCATCAATATCTGCATTCAGAAGATCAAAATCAAAACGTTTAATAAATTCTGCTTCTGTTAATTTGATTGGTTTTACACTTCTTCCAGATTTATCTGTAACTAAAAAATGTTTTACTTCTTCTTTTTTAGCTTCGTTTAAATTGTCTAACTTATCAGGAAAATATCCACGAGTAAGTAAATTATCTAAACTAATTAGGGGATTAAGTTTCTTCATATTTTTGAATTTAAAGATTGTCTATTTTATATAAATCATCATTTTTTTGAAATCCATTTTCCTTCATTACTGTTACAAAATCTCTTCCATCAGGTAATGTAATATCACATGACCATCTACCATATATATCTAATTTATAAGTATGTATGATTACTTTTTTATCTTGTAAAAGTTCTGTTGCGAAAGCTTTAGCTTTTAAACCATGAATATGTTCTAATTCATTTCTTGGATGAAAACTTTCAGGAGCATCAAATGTATAATTTCCAATTCTAAATCTATTTTGAGTATAAATTTTGAATCCTAAATCAACATTAATATCCATTGTATCTCCGTCAATAACTTTTGATACTTCACCAATATATGAATAAAGACCTTTTTTTAATTCATCGAATTTATTTGTCATGATAATTTTATTAATATCCATTATATATTAACAATATGGATTGTTGTTATTTTCAAATTAATTTTTTCGAAGTTATTGCATCATTCCAAATAAATAAACATCTTCATTCAAATCTTTAACGTGTTCAGCATGATTTCTTAACTGAAAACCATTATGTGTATATATTGAAGCTAATTTCCTTGCTTTTTCTGCTTTAGCTCGTTTAATTTCAATGTCTTCATCATTATATCTTAGTCTCAATTCTTCTTTAACCATGTTCAAAAAACCTAAGGAAAATAAATTCCCACATTTAATGAAATGACTAATCGAAACATCTGCCATAACTAAGTCATCATGACCATATTGTGCTGCATAAGTTCCATTTTTCTGTTTTCCAAAGTTTAAATATTCTTCAACACTCAAATAATGACTTTCAATCATTACATTTTGAGAAATAAGATTTGAAAACGATTTAACTCCGAGTTTTTTGTTTCCACCATTCCAACGAATACCTCTTTCAAAATCTTTTTTACTTTCACGATGGAATAATGCAAATATTGAATTATCGAAGAATCTATATTCAGGATTGTTTACTCTTAAACTATCGACTTGTAAGAAATATTCACCACCATATGTATTGTTTTCAATAACTACCTTTATTTTCTGAGGATCAAATTCTCTTATCAATTCCATATTCATTTCAGCAAAATCCTCAACACTAATGCTATTGTCTTTGAATATTCCGACACTAATATATTTGAGTTTTTGTTCTTCAATATCCCAATCTATCTTCTTAATTTTTAATGTGCTTGAATCCTGTTCCAATCCTTCTGCTAAGTCACCACCGATTAAGAAATAATCATTTTTCAAGTCATATTTGACAGCATCTTGTGAAATGAATGTTATATCATATTTGTTTCCAACTGGATGATTATTCTTTGACCATAATTTTTCATTCTTCATCTGAAGTTCTCTAAGAGACTTCTGAACAGGAGAACTAAATATTGATTTAAGTTGAGTGTCGAATGAACATTCGTAACCCATTTCCCAACCTTCAACACCAATAGCTGCAATAGTTTCGTATTTGAAAGCTAAATCTCTTCCTGGAACGTCATACCAATATATTCTATATGGAACGAAGTTATTCAATTTACCTTCAGCTGATGCCCATAATTGATAGAACTTATTTCTACCATTTGGTGTTGATGTAATTATACATTTAGATTCAGGGTTATTTGAAAGTGTTGGATAAATGTTAGTCCAGAATTTTTCAACCATTGAAGGTTTGATATAAGCAAACTCATCAATATATAAATAATCCAATGCAAATCCTTGAACAACAGATTCAGATGCAATACCTATTGATAATCTACAACCGTTATCTAAAGTGAATCCTTTTTTGTTGAAAGAAATAAATCCAGGTTGCATAAAGAAAGGTAAACCAGCAAATGCTTCTTTTATCTTTCCCAAAATTTCATTAACAACCTTATCTGATTGTGCAATGACAACCATATCCTTATCAATATTGAATGTTGCGAAATGCAATATATCAAGAACAGTTGTTGTTGTTTTACCTGACTGACGTGGAAACATAACGATATTCCAACGATTCTGATCATATCGTTTCATTAAATTTTCCTGATATGGTCTCAATACTATATTGGACCAACCTTTTCCACCATCTTTTAATTTACCAAAATGATTTGCGAAAAATAATTTATCGTGAGAACAAATTTTCATTATATCCATCTCTTCTCTTGAGTACTGAAATGGAAGTGATGCTTTTCTTAACAGAACACCTTTGACTGACTTTAAAAATGGATTTTCTCTTAAGCGATAACCTTCAGATAAACCTTTTATACCAAGTTCTACAGAATTAGACGTCCAAATTTGTTTATTATTTGCATTATCTGTATCAATAATACGTGGATCAAAAGTTTCTCTTGATCTCATCTGATTATTGAAAACCGCAGTTTTTTGATTAATTTGTTGTGATGTATCTGACATTATCGTACTTTATTGGTGACAAAATGACACTTTATTTGCATATCGCTATATGGTGCCTATAGAGTAATATTTCTTTTAAGCTTTTTATTGTTGAAATCTCTTGGGATCGAATATCTTTGATGATACAAATAAACTAATATTTTTGTAAAATAAATCATTTGTAATAAGTAAAAATACCTACTGATTCAGATACAAAGAGTTAGTTTATTTGCATATCGCTATATGGTGCCTATAGAGTAATATTTCTTTTAAGCTTTTTATTGTTGAAAACGCTTGGGATCGAAGATTATTGGTTCGAAGCAACTTCTTTTTCAATAACAGCTGTAAATGGTAATTTAACAACATTAGTTTCTGTAATCAAATATCCTGGAACAATAGGTTCACTTTTAGCGGTCATTGATGACATGAATAGAGCACCACTTGAAGCACATGAAATAATTAAATTTATTTGCGTACTCCAAGCACTTGGAATTACAATAAAACTTTGAATATAATTCAACACATATGGAGCGCCACTTATTACTAATAATATTGTGGATATAACTTGCCATATTTTGAAAAACGCTGGAGATTTTACAAAAAATCTGTTTAACCATTCGCGTAAAAATAAAATAACTTTTTCTTTCATGATTTTAATTTTTAAATTTGTATTGATATAAATCGCTTGAATCTAATTTATCAACTCTTATCAATTTCGTACATTGTCCACAAGCTAATGCAATTTCTGCACCTTCAGTTCTTGAAACAAATCTACCTGTTGATGTTAAGAATCCTTGATGTTTTAATTTTCGTGATATATGTTTACCTTGACTAAATATATTGTGGTGTCTTAAACCACAATATATTATTTTATCAATACTATCTGTATCACAAATTGCTGAACAAACTATAAATTCCATTACTTTGTTAATTTGAAAACCTTAATTTGATCTATGTGAATATAATCACATTCAGACGTAACATGAGTAGTAATATTTATCGGTCTTTTCCAAAATATCCATACTCGTTTATAATTTATTTCACTTAAGATAAGTAAATTTCCTAACATATCCATTTTGAAATCACCTATTTTAACATCTGATTTATTATTCACTAATGAAACTTTCTGACTGATTGCAACCCATTTATCATTATATGTTGAAATAAAAGTTGAATCGTTTAATTTTTTACTTACAGGAAATGAATCAATTTTAATAATTATTTTTGGTTTTAATTCAATTACTGATTCAAGGTTTTTTATTTTATACCCTTGTGAAACGATTTTTTTATTCAAAACTTCTTCAGTAAGTTTAAATTCATCAGCATTAACATTCAGATTTTTAACAGTGTATTCTAATTCTCCATTTTTGTTTACAACTGAATCCATTTGAAATTTAGCATTTAAAAAATTATTAGATACACGATCTCGATCTTCAGTAACTGTGTTTAATTTTTTTGTTACTACAACAGTATACCCAATTAGTGATATTATTGCTACAATAATACCTACGATAAACCAATTTTTTAGTGTCATGTTTTATTAATATTATTTGTTTCTATATTTATTGAACTGAGAAAGGGAAAAATTCAGACAATTAATTGTCGAATTTTTCCCTTTTGATTAAACTTTTTTCTTTCTTGTTGTCTTAGCTTTTTCTGTTTGAACAAACTCACCATTTAGTTGTTGTCCTAAATATTGAATTTTCGGACTGAATTTTAAATATTCATATGTCTTAGAATCAATAAATAATACACTACAAATTTGTGTTTGAATATCCATATCGAATAAAAACCCTTTGTCAGTTGCTTTAATTTTTTCTTTCGATTTTTCTTCTTTTTCAGTTTTAAAATAAATAAATGAAGGTATTCGAGGACTGTTAAAATTATTGATAAATTTCGTCCGTTGTAATGCTTTAATAATAGCAGGACTTTCAGGAGCTGACCAATTTATTCCTTTTAAATTAATTATTAAACCAACTAAATTAGGAAAACCCTTAGCAATATTATTGAGTAATGTATAACCATGACGTTTAAAATCAAAATTAGTATACTCATTAAATTCATTAACTTTCAGATAAAAATCATTTTGAAAATTATTGAACTCCTCGTATGATCTTACTACTGCCATTTTATAACTTCAACCAAGTAAAAATATTTTCAACTGATGCAGAATCAAATGGAATTATTGATTCTTGAAAAAATGTTAATTGATTTTCAATAGGATTGATAATCATAATTGTCGGCAATAAAAAATCTCTTTCCAACATATCAACTGTTTTGTAATCATTCTCAACAATTGCAGGACAAAATAATTGTCTTCTTATGTCTGGATTATCACAATAAACTAATTCACATGCTTTAATTGAAGGATTTTTTTCACCATGTTCAATAATCAAATCAATTAAATAAGTTTCATTATATTTTTGATTGTCAAAAACAATAATTGTTTTTTTATCTGTGATAATTTTTGGACATTTATCTTCATCAAGATTATCAACATCAAAATAAATAAGAAAATCTGAAAATTTTATTATTCGATTGAAATAGTTATCTTTAAGCTGTTGTTCAATACTTGTGTAAATTTTTATCATTTTTTTTTTTTTTTAATTATAAAATTATTGAAAGTGAATTTATCATATCTGTTTCAGTAACTATTCCATAACCTTTAGGATTATTTCTATCATTTGGATCAGGAATTTCTAATTCATCAGGATTCATATTTTTAAATCCTGGAACATTTCCAGTTATCTTAACGAGAAGAAAGTTTGTGCGATTGTTCCAACCACAAATTAAACCAAACAAATCTTTCTTCTCAATATAATATCCTTTAAATTTTTTATAAATGGGTCGAGCTGATTTTTTTGCCATGATATTAAGCTTTTAAAATAGAATCAATATCAGGCATAGATTTTTCAAATATATCTGTAGCTGAATCCTTAGTTGTTACATTCATTGATCTTAAAACCGTTTGATCAAAAGTTTCTGTCAATATTGATGATTCTTTTTCATCCCAAAGTTTATTAAAATCTTCCAAATAATTTTCAGGTAAATTATTCTTAGCTAAAACAATCATCTTTAAATTATGTTTCAGATGTTTACCCATAGATTCTAATGGAACATGATTTTGTTTGGTAACTTCTCTCAAACTAAGCATCACATTTATTAGAATTTCCTTATCACCAAGAATTTTTTGACAAACATTTTCAGTTAATGGATAACCATGAACCTTTAATGCTTTTTCCATTATTTTTTCAGTGATTTTAAATTCCATTGTACCTGTTGTAGATTTCCAAGCAAGAATTGAAAAAATATTATCTTTCTTGTCACCACAAATAGATTTAATCAATGCTGTTTTGAATGGAGTTGCAATTGAAATTCCTTTATTCAAACTTCTTGGAATTTTACTATTTCCATGAATATTTCCAATACAAATAGCAAATAATCTATTGTAATAACTAATATCTAATGAATTGCCGAAAAACGCATCTTTAGCGGATTTTTCAAAAATTTCAGTATATTTTCCAGCTGAAATAACAAATTCACCATTCGGACATTCGCCACTTCTAATATTTCTCAGAAGTAAACAATTATTTTTAACTGTTTGAACAAGGTCACCATCAGTACAAAAAACAATTAATTCAACATCTTTATTCGCAGCAAGTTTGTTTGAAATCAACATAATTTCATCATCACCTTCTAATCCTTTTATATTGAAGACATGAACTTTTTCTTTGATAGATTCAACAAATTTCGAATAATATAAGTTAAAATTATCGTAATTAATTGATGATTCCTCTTTCTTTTCCTTACGATTTTCTTTATATCCAACAGGTCGTTTATCTTTAACTTCGTCAATATAATATGGTCTGTGAGGAGGAACTTCTTTTCGCCATGAATATCCATCAACTGCGAAAATAACTTGATCAACTAAGTTTTGATTTTCATTGTTGAATGTCGCATAAAGATTAATAAGACTTGCATTAAGCGAATTTTGAAATGTTTGTACTTCGAAATTTGATTCAAGATTATTGGATGAATCACCAATATTTAACTGTCCTAACACACGCATTGCGAAGTAGTTACCATCAATCAGTAAAATTCTTTTCATGATTATAATTTATTTAATATTTTTTGTTTGACTGTTAAAATTAATTTTTCTTCTGAACCATCAGTTAATATGAATGGAATATCATATATGTTTAAAAAAACTTCAGGATCATTATTGATGATAATTATTTTTTCCTTATCCAAAGTACTTTTCCAAAGTTTTTCAATTCCACCATTTGAAAAAATATTCTGTTCAGTAAAATTATCTGATTCTTTAAATTCAGGAGTTGTACGTGTTAAAAATATTCCTATCCATCCAGCATTTAATAATTGTTCAGACCATTCAAAAGTTCTAACATCACAAATAACTTTACATGTTTTCTGAATAAAATCATCTGAAAAATGTTGATAATCTAATGCTGTACCATTAATCAATTGATTAATTCTATTCGTAGTGCCATTATTATCATTAAAATTATTTAAGTATATATCAATTGGAGTGTCAAGATATTCACCAACTCTATGATGTAATGATCTAAGACTTTTATTTGAACGTTTTTGTAATTCCAATTCATCGAAAGTCAAATCACATTTTTCACAAATAATGCGTTTAATTGTATCAGCTATTCGAAGTTTCATAAAACCCAAACTATTTTTTAAATAATTTGCTATCGTATCTTTTCCGGAACCACTCATTCCGTAAACAAAAATTTTTAATGTATTCATGAAAGATTTATTTGGTCTTTATTTATTTGTATAATATCATCAAAAACATCTGAATAAACTTTTATTTGTTTTTGTAAATTTGATTCATCTGTTTTGATTAGTATAAGTAGATTTTCCATTGTCATAACATATTGATCTTCTTGAACAACAAGTTTCCAATCATTATTTGTTATTTCTTCACGATCAGGATTTATATAAATAAGAAAAAACCCATGATTAATTGCGACATTTTCGTTTATAGGGTTTGACTCTGATATTTTTTGGATCAATAATGTTGGTCTTTCTAATATAACGATGGAGTTTTGAAATTGTTTTACCAAATCTAAATTTGAATATGCTACGTTTGGGTTCCAAAGTATAATATCTTTTGATTGATTTATATCAGCAATTGTTGATTCAAAAATATGCTTAGGATTGAAAATTAATTTATATTGAATATTATCATATTTGAATACTTTGAGAAAATTCGCAATATTCTTTTGCAGGACTGAATTTTCCTTTGACAACATCACATAAATCATATCACTTTTTCTTTTTAATCGTGTTCAATTCAGGCATGTCAGGATAATCATTTTTTGTCATATCAATTCCCCACATATTGATACATTCTTTCATTTGAGCTGTACATGCATTGTGGTGAACTGTCTGAATTAAATCATCAACATTTTCAGTAGTTTCACGAACAAATAAATAAGAAATTTCAATATCAGATTCAGCTCGTTTAGAAATTACTTTGAACATTTCTTCAAATGATGAAATATCAACATTACATTTCCAACCATATTCACCATATTTATTTAACTCTTTTAAAACATGTTTCATAAATACTTCAAAATCACAATCAAATAATTCTTTTGGAAAAACAATTGGTTTCCAATCATAATCAAATTTACTTAAAATCATCTGAATAAGGATTTAAGTTCAACAATGCAAGACATTAATGTCACAAATTTATTGATTGAATTTACGAACGAATCAGAATATTTTGAAACAATTATTGCTGTTTCAAGAGTTCTTTCAAAAAGTTCTTTTTCATTCAGATAAAGAAAAAATGGTTCACCTAATGACAGGAAGCAATCTCTTTCTTTTCCTTTGAACTTAGTCATTTCAGTATAAAATTCCTTACCGTTTATGCTTGGAGTTTCAACTATGTTGTATAATTCAAGATTTTGTTTTCCAGACTCAGCGAATTTTTTAACATTCTCAAGTGTAATTGGTTCTTTAATATCAACAATTAGTTGTAACTTAATTAGGAGTGTTCTGAAATCAGGAAAAGTTAATCTAAATAACGCACGTATTCCATCCTTATCATATTTGATTGATTCTTTCTTACAAACTTCTAATATAAAATTCACATAATTTTGTTTCTGTTCATCCAAATCAGCACCACTAAAATCATAATCAAGATTTGTACATCTTGAACGAATTGCTGGATTTATTTTTTCAACCTCATTGGTAATGAAAATATAATTAACAGAAGTACATTGATCCAAAATTATTTTAAAACTATCTTGAAGATCATTTTTGATGTTTTCAGCTTCATCAATAATAAGAACTTTTTTCTTACCAAGAACACTAAAACCTGAAGAAAAAGGCATTACCTTTGTTCTCATAAGATCAACATTAAAATTATTTGATCCTGACAAATACATTGCCTCATAATCACCTCCTGAACATAAAAGTCTTGATGTTGTTGTTTTGCCAGTTCCAGGACTTGAATACATCAATAATCTATACCCAATTTTTTGTTGAGTAGCTAATATTGTATTTTTAATCCTTGAAGGTAATAATAAATGTTCAAAATCTTTTGGGAAATACTTTTCAAGAAGGGTTATTTGTTGTTCCATGATTATTGTTGATTATTTATATTATATATATTCAGAAATTTTTAGTTTTATGGATTGATTGATTAATCTTTTGTTACGGATTCCAAAGCTGTTTTTCCAATTAATTTACAACGATTTTCAAATTGTGTAAGAAAAAGTTGTTGATTTTTTTGAAACACCTCGCTTATGTCTGAATCCATATCAGATAAAATACTTGATTTTAATTCAGATATTTCTGATTTAATTAAATCATTCAATTCTTCCTTATCAATTTCTCCTCGATCACCTTTAGGACCTTGAGGACCTTGAATACTATAATTTTGATTAACATTGTTAATTGTATTTCCATCAATCTCCTGCATCCATTCTTTTGCTCTGATTAAGCTCGCATAAAGTTTAATAGTTACAGGAATCAAACATGAAACTAATACAGCAAATATGAAATCAAAAATCTGAACTTTTTCAGAATCAATAATCAAATGACGTGCGTAGTAATAAAAATTTATGAATATTTCGATAAGCATGAAAACATTTACTGCAAGTCTAATTTTTTTGGATTCTTTCGAATCTTCATTATCAGCAATTGCAACAAAATATAATAACGAAGAACTAATGAAAAATGATAACAATGCTGCTTGAAATATTTTAACATTACCTTCCAATGAAGAAATACTTACAGTTAAGAAGTATGTGTGCCATATTTGTGTGATTGTTCCTGCAAGACAATATATAAATCCAAATTCTCTTGAAGCAAAAATTGTCACAAATGATCTGATTATTTTTTTAAAATTTTCTATAATTTTTCGCATGATATTTGTTAAAAGTTTTTGAAAAGAAAAAACGGAGAGGAAAGTTTTTAAATCCCTTCACACTCCGTTTTAGTTTTAGTTGTAATTTCAAAGAACGAGTTTATTTTTCAACCACAAGAGGTGTAACCGGAGTAACGTAATACTCAAACCATTCTCTGAAACCTTTAACGATCGCAATTTGATTTGTGAATTTTTCAATTTCTCCAGATTTTTCAAACACCTCTAATATTTCAGGTGTATTATTCAAATACTTGTAAAGAGTAACATATGATAACGAATCTGCACCGGATATATCACAAGTTTCAATCATTCCAACAATTTGTTGTAATTGATTATATGTGCTGATTCCATTTTCCATGATTTGAGAAATCAAATATTGTTTCTGTTCATCATTTGAAAGGATAACACCTTCAATTGTTGCATTAACATAACCTACAACTTTATGGAGAATGTCTCCCGGTATTGGTTTACATGCAAGTTCAACAAGTGTTTTATATTCGGATTTGAAATCTTCTTCGATTTTATTTATTCTTTCAACAATTGTTGCAAGATTAATTTTCGGATATGATCTGTTGAAATTTTCTTTTGAACGATGAGGATTAGACATATTCGATTTCAAATACGAATATAAATGTTGACTATAATCATCATCAATTAAAATTCTTGTAATTCCATCAATAACCTGATCTTCAACTTCAAGATCTGATTTGATCATATCGCATAGAATTTCTTTGATAAATTCATCCTGGTCGTTAGACATCAATTTATTTACTTCTTCACTTGTGTAATGAGGAACATAAGCAACATCACCATCTTCTGGAGCAACTTCGGCAACAACTTCAGGAACAACTTGTGCATCAAAATCAGCTTTTAATTTTGTGTAGATTTCTTCTGCAATTTCGTTTCCAAAAATAATGCTTTTCAAAAGAGTTTTTGAATCATCACCTAATTTTGTGAAAGATTCCTTAACACTTAAGATCGAATCCAAATAAACAACAGCAAATTTTTGTTTGTCGAAATAAACCATGCTGCGTTCCATAAGTTCCATATACAACGGATTGTTTACGATCTTTATGAATCTTTTGATTGCATTTCCAGGAATTTTGGATTGTGTCTGAATCAATGTGCTGATTTTTAACAAATCCTCGTAAATGTATTCTTTTTTGGCTTTAATTTCTTCAACACCTGAAGCCATATTTACAGGAATAACAATAGTATTAAAAAAACGAACAATGTCTGAACGAAGAACATTCAACTGAACATTTTTATGTTCCATTGATTTTGATTGGAAAATAATCTTATCAAAAATCAAAGATTTCATTTTATCTTTAGCTTCCTGGAAAGAAGTCTCATCTTTGATAAGATCAATACAGTCAACATAAAGAGCAACAACATTCATTGAAAGATTGAATTGTTTAAACCGGGCAGTTACATTTGCAGAAATTTCTTTGCCAATGAAAGCTTGATTTGTGTAATCAATACCAACAAGATAAGACAAACTACCTAATAATTCAAATTCTGAAGCATTCAAATTTTTGTTTGTACTCAGATGTAAAATTATTCCTGCTAATTCTTTTTCAAGAGTATTAGCAATTATTTTTTCATCAAGAAATTTCTTGATAGTATTGTAGAAAAAATTTTGTTGTTTGTTAAAAATTTCTTCTGTTCCAATTTTGTTTTGATTTTTCATTTTTATAAATTATGATTAAATGTGAATTTTCTATACTTATTATATTCATTAATGGGTTAAATTATGGAATGAATTTCAATCCAAAATAAACCGATATTGACAACAATAAAACTAATACAATCCAAGAAGTAAAATTTCTTAGTCTTTGCATTAAATAATAATATCGACAAAACTGAAGATAAACAGTATAGACTTTATTCTGATAAGTTTCTCCTTGATTTTTGGTTATAACATATTCGGTTGTAACTATTAACGTAAGATATTCTTCAATATCAAACATAGTTTTCTTCGATAATAGATCAGATATTGTTCCAACAAATTCTTCTTTCAACTTAACTTTGGCTTCATCCATGTTAAGTGATTCATAAAATTCATTGTCATCAAACAAATCTTTCTTCGTAATTCTACCCTTTTCGAATCCAAATTCATTCTTGTCAAGAAAACTAAAAATATCATCGTTAGTAATCAATTCAGGAAGAATTAATGTTTTCCAATAATATCTGTAAACAAGATATTCCAATAGAAGAAATATTGGATTGAAAATAAATATCATAACACGATTGAATTTTTTAGTCGTGTTTATTGATTCCAAAAATAAAAAAAGTTTATTCATTTTGATTATTTGTTTAAATTATTTATTACATCCATGAATAAGGTGGAATATAAGATGATTCAAATATCAAACCAGAATTATTTCCATTATTCTTAGAATTGTCGCCTAAGTACCATTTTTCATTTGGTGAAGCATTTATGTCAGATATAATGACATTTTCAATTTCAACTATTGGTAAACCATTCTTAACAAGCATTGCTTGAGTTCCAGGAATTGTTGATCCAATTGTTATTTTCTTTTTATGAGTGCTTAATGTTTTAATTGTATTGAATATTTGTGTTGCATAAGCCGCGAAAGCTATTTTCTTACCTTCTTTGATTATTAATTCATTAAATGTATTAGAACCTGTTATTTTGCAATTTCCTGGGAATGTTCCATCAATTACAACCTTATTTAAACTCCAACCATCCATTGATAAATATACATCTGAAGGAAAATCTGACAATACATTAATGATAGAATTTTGTGAAAATAATTGTCCACCAGCATTTAAAAGTAATTCACCACCAATTCCTTGAGTAATTAAATTCACAATACTATTTCCTAGCCATAATTGACTACTAGAGTATGACATTAATCTATCAGTGATAATATTCAACACATAATCATTGGTATAGAAATTTCCTTCAATCAATAGAGAACCAGTAAAATCACTACGTAAATTATAAGTAGCTGATTTTTTGATGCGAACATTTACTGTTTTATTGAAAGTATTCATATCAAAAGTGCCACGTCCAATAAATGCTATTGTTGTTCCAGTTGAAATTACTTTAGGACCCAAAATAAAGTCACCATAAAATTCCGATAAGGAGATATTATTAAAAAATGTTATATCCTTGGTGCTGGATGACATGTCTAATTTTTTACAAAGTCTTGGAACGTTTACTGTTATTGTTCCTGGAACAGTGAAACTTGCATCGTCAACCTTAGCAAAATCTTGTGGCAGAGGCATTCTTCCTGAACCAGCAATACCATTTGAAACAGATGCCCAATGATTTTGATCTGACCAGTTTCCTGCATTACCAACCCAAAATTGTTCAATAGCTGGAGAGAAAGTTATGTTTGAATTACCACCACAATCTCCTGCTCCACCTGGAATTGCAGATAAATCAATTGGAGTTGCAAATTTAATATCAGCAAAATCAACGTTTGATGCAAATACTTTTGTTGGATCAACTGTGATTATTCCATTATTTTTATCACTATTTAACATCAATCTATAAATGTTATTATTAACACCAATAATATTGAAATTTTTGTTAATTGTAATATTTCCGACAATTGAAATACAACCTGTTATGAAATTTGTTAAATTATAAATAGTTAAATTATTGCAACTTATGAATGTTGTACTTATTCCACCATTTGTGCAACGTATGAATAAATCATTAAAAACACATGTTGCAGCTGTAAAAGCATTAGCTAATGATCTAACTATGCTTGTTCCAGCATTTACTGTTAAATTTATGTTATTATTATCAAGTATTACCCCACCAAATGTAATATCTGAAGAACCTAAAGTTAATGTTTTTGTTCCTGGTTGTGAAATGATTATTCCAACATTTATTGTTTTATTGTTTGTATTCCAAGTTCCATTTGTTAAATAAATATATGAACCTGAAAGAGTCATATTATCTTGATTTATCCAAGTTCCATTAACTCCATCAAATATCATTCTATTTGTTGCTGCTGAAACACCATTCATAGTTATCGCTCTTATATCAGTAGCTTTTAGATTCAAATATGATGTTCCTGTGAATGTCCATGTTAATCCAACACCTAATGTTAATGATCCAAAAACATTTAATGAATAAACTGTTCCAACTAAACTTGCTGTTTTTGTTATATCGGATAAGTCAAGAGTTAAACAATTACCAATACCATTCATTGTTATAACTTTCCCAATTGCTGAGAATGAATTTCTATCAACTAAAGCATTAACTATTGCAGTTGGATAAGTTGTGTTAGCAACTCCACCAGATTGTAATGACCAATGGTTATTGTCATTGAAATTTCCTGTATCACCAATCCAATAACGATGTATTGCTGTTGCGAAATCTAATCCAGTATTGTTTGAAACATTTACTGAATTTTGTCCAACAGGTTGAGGAGTTACAAATGTACAATCCTGGAAACTTACATAATCAATAAGATTATCTGAAGATGTTATGTTCAAGTTGAATTTTGTACCAGGAGTTTCAGAATACATTGTTATTAAAGAACCTGGTTTACCAAGCATTTTAATTTTACCAATTGTATTTGTTGCTAAAGCATTCATTTTAACTTTGAGTCCTTCTTTTATCAAAAGTTCATTATATGATCCCCATTGAATTAATTTATAATTTCCTGTACATGCACCTTCCAATATAAGTTTGTTTATTAATCCTGCATATGTTGAAAAAACATTATATTCACCTGAACCAGCTGTTTGTACGCGTATTGTTGCTTTTGAGAAATCATAAGTTCCAGGAGATAATTGTAATGGTGTATTGCCTGAATATGCTCCTGTTAATATAAGAGTACCAGTACCCATGTTTAATGTAAATCCACCTGAAGCATATACTATAAATGGTAATGATAATGTGTAACCATTAACATAAATTCCCCAAGGTCCTGTGTAAAAAGAACTACCTCCAAATACAGTTAAATCACTAAGAAGATTTATTGAACTCGCATATGTTTGATTAAGATTCCATAAGGTTTTACCGTATGTATTAATATTAACCAATGTACGTGATGACATTACAAGATTAATTGTTGATAATATGTTTGTTCCAAGTATGAAATTACCATAACAAACAATACCTGGTGTTCCTGGCACTGTTATTACTTGGTTTACCAATGACATATCAAGATTTTTCCCAATACGATATATGTTCATGTTAAGTGTTGTAGCACCAACAAATGAATTTTGATCGAATATAATACTATCATGCAATAATGGCATTCTACTAACAACACTTCCTCCTGATGTTGTAAACCAATTTAAACCATTCCAATATTTAGTACCAGTACTAAGAACTTTAAAAAATTGTGTTTGAGAAGGTACGAATGTTATGTTTGAATTATTACCAGCATCTCCAGATAAACCCAAAATATTTGTTGTATCTATTGGATTTGTAAAATTAATATCTTGAAAATCAACATATGCTAATATGATCTTAGATGTATCAGCAGTTATTGTTCTTTGTGTTCCAGCAGAATAACTATTTATTAATAATCTACTTGATAAATCATAACCTGTTAATGTTAATATTCCCGTTACTGTGAAGTTACTATTAACAGGACAATTACAAACAACAGCAACATTAGATACCACTCGACGTGTGAAATTAACACATGTGAAATTAGCTATATAACCATTCATTACTCTATTGGTTGTCTCAACTATAACATTATTATATGTTTTATTTCCTCCAAGAAACCAATCAGCTGATTGACCAACAACAATTGTTGATGTCCCAGCATTTAAAGTTTCAGTTCCAGCATTTACTGTTATTCCATTTGCAAGATTTAACGTACTATTTCCAAAATTTACTATTGATGTTGTACCATTAACAAATTGATATGAATTAGCATTTATTGTTTTATCATTTGTGTTATAAGTTCCTGTCAAAAAACAATGAATTAAACAAAACATTGTATCTTGTTGAGTTATAGTACCTGAAGCATTTATGTAAAAATAATTTGGTATTGAACAACCATTATTTGTTATATTTCGTGAGTCCACAGCTTTCATATAACCATAAGCTGTGGAAGTAAATGCCCATGCAAGTAATGAACTTAATGATAATGAACCATAAATATTCAAATTATAAACAGAACTAACAAAACTACAAGATTTTGTTATATCTGACCAGTCCATAGTTAGACAATTCATAATTGCATCACCTGTAACTATTTTGCTTATTGCTGAAAAAGAGTTTCTATCCCAAATTGCATTTTCTGTTAATGTTGGTGCTATTGTGTTTGAAACACCTCCTGATTGTTTTGACCAGTGAGCAGCATCTGTGAAGTTACCTGTGTCTGCTATCCAATAACGAATAATTGATGAAACAAAATCCCATCCAGTATTATTTGAAACATTTACTGAATTTAATCCAGCAGAACGTGGTGTTGTCATTGTACAATCTGAAACAGATATATAATCGATTAGATTGTCTTCAGATGTAATATTTAATGTATATTTTGAAGTTGGTGTTAATGATGATAATGTTATTAATGCACTTGGTTTTCCAGGTGCTTTTAATTTACCAATATTAATTGTTGCACCTGCAAGAAATTTTACTGTTTTATTTGGAGTTATTTCTAATTCATTTATAGTACAAGCATTAGAAATATCTAAACTTTTTGTCCCTGTACCAGAAAACACTACTCTGTTTATAGTTTTTCCTGCAGCATTAAACCCATGAGTATCAGATGGGGTTGCTGTATTGAAAAATTGCATTGTTCCATTATTGGAAACATTGCTTAATGGGTAGAATACCACTTTTGAACAATACGAACCATTGCCTGCTAAGTACATAGTACCAGTACCCATTTTTAGTGTGCACGCAGTATTACTTGTGTTCATTGTTATGCCGTAAAAATTGAATCCGTTTAAATCCAAAGATGCAGTGCCATTGACACTCAATTGTGAAGTGTTGTAAATTCCAAGATTTATGCCGGATTCGCATTTGTACGTACCACGGTTTACGTTCAAATAACCATTCAATGCAATGTATTTCGTTTCAAGTCTGTGCGTACTGTTACCAACCAAAGCCAAAAAATTAACACCAGCAGAAGTAAAAGTTATGTTTATGTTTATTACGAATCCACCATTACATTCCATATTAAATGCGGGTATCGAGATTGGCTGATTAACCGCACTCATATCTAAATCTCCGATACGAGGCACATTTATGGTTAACGTACTTGCACCAGTAAAAGAGTTCGCATCAAAAATAATTAAGTCATGCAATAGAGGTGTTCTTCCGACAATCGAGCCACCAGAAGTGGTGAACCATTTAGCATCTGCCCAATTGCAAGCACCAGAAGTGTGTTTGTAATACAATGTTTGTGCAGTTACAAAAGTTATGTTTGCATTACCACCACCATCACCACAACCACCAGTTACATTAGACAAATCTACTGGAGAAGAGAATTTGATGTCTCTAAATTCACAATAAGTTGCGAATATTTTTGTTGGGTCTACTGTAATAGTTCTTTGTGCACTCATTACAGTACTTGATACAAATCGACGTATTGTATTGTCGCCTGTTATCGTTAAGTTATTTGTTACGGTTACATCTCCATTCAAATATGAATTATTTGTACCCCCAGTATTTGCAAAAGTTAAATTGTTACATGTTAAATATGCTAACCATTGTCCAGCAGCACCGCTGTCTTTTATTACAACATTGTTCAATGACAATTTTACTAAACCTGATTGTCCGTTAACATAACCTACGTTGCATTCTACTGTAGAAGTACCTGGGTTTATTATAAGATTAGTCATAGCAATCATTCTGAACCATCCGGTTACATATGATGATGACATGTTGATAACTCTTGTAGCCGAACCGGTTTCACAACGTATAAGTGCATTGATAGTACACCCATTCATATTCCATGTGCCTTGGTTTAACCATGTGTAACCATTTACTGAGAAAGTGTCTAAATTTGTCCATGAACCCGGTCCATCAAAATACGTGTTATTTGGCGATATTGTAACACCAGAACTTTGAATAGTTCTATCATCGAATGCTTTAAAATACAATGCAGAAGTGCCTGTAAATGTCCAAGTCAATCCAGCATATAAAATTAAGTCCCCATATATTGCCAAAGTATAAACACTTCCTGTGAAAGTTACTGCTTTGTTTTGTCCAGTCCAATTCATACTTCTACAAATTGCTGGTTGATTCAATGTAAGTGTTGCAGGTCCTGTGAATGATTGAGCATCAAAAAACACATCATCCTGAACAAGTGGTATACGTGCTGGAGTAATTCTGTCAGCAAGTTTCCAGTTAGCATCCCAATTATGTGCTCCTGTTGTACCTTTGTAATATAATTGTGCTGATGGAGTAAAAATAACATTTACATTTCCTCCAAAATCTGATGATCCACCAGGTACTAATGATAAATCTATCGGATTAGTGAATGTTATGTTTTCTATATCAATATTGGATGCAATAACATTAGCAGCTGTTACATTACAAACAGCAGCACCACTATATTTTTTGAATCTACATCTTGCATTAGATGAATTTAATCCATTTATCGTTAATGTATTGGTAACTTTTAATTCACAATATGCTGAACTATTTGAAGAAATCCATAATTCCCAACTTCCAACTCCTGGAAATGTAACATTATAATATTGTAATTTACCAGTATAAAATTGTGCTCCTGTTGCGTGTAATGTAGAAGTTCCAGCATTAAAAACACATTGTCCCCAATTATCTCCAACAATCCATTTTGCTATTACTATTGATGAACCAAAATTTATAGTTTTTATATTTGCATTGTTTGCTGCAACTATTGAACGTGCTTGTATATCAAATCTTTTATCATTTGTATTCCATGTACCACCAACAAGAGTTACATTTGATTGAGCATTGAAATTATCTTGATGAGTAATGACAGCAGTTGCACTACCCAAATATAAATTATTAAAAAGTGCTCCAGGATTAGCATTATTTGTTATTGTTCTACTATCGGTACAAACCATATTCGTATATGCTGTACCAGTAAAATTCCAAACAACATTAATTCCCAATATTAATGAACCATAAATATTCAAAGAATAAACAGTACTTATAAAATTACAAGCTTTAGTTACATCTGACCAATCTATTGTAAGACAATTCATAACAGCATTACCTGTTACTGTTTGATTAATAACTGTGAACGAGTTCCTATCCCAAATTGCATTTTCTGTTAATGTTGGTGCAATTGTGTTTGAAACACCGCCAGATTGAAGAGACCAATGTGCAACATCAGTGAAATTACCTGTATCTCCAATCCAATAACGAATTATTGATGATGTAAAATCCCATCCAGTATTGTTAGAAACATTTACTGAATTTAATCCAGCAGGTCTTACTGTTGTCATTGTACAATCTGAAACCGATATATAATCGATTAAATTGTCTGCTGATGTTATATTTAATGTAAATTTTGAACCAGGAGTTTGTGAACCTAATGTTATTAAAGCACCAGGTTTTCCAAGAGCTTTTAATTTAGCTACTGTAAATGTTTGATTATTAAGAAAAAATATTTTATTATTTGAATCAACTATTAATTGATTTGCTGTAAAAATACCTGTTAAATTTATATTTATTATTGATGGAATATTACCTATTCGTAAAATATTATATGCTCCTGATGCTGGTACTTGTAAAACACCAGCCATTGTTGTATAAGTTGAAGTATAAATTACTGTTGATGTTTCATAATATGTTGTAGCTCCAGTTCCAGCATATGCCCATGAATTAGCACTTCCAGCTGTTGGTAAACAATATGTCCAAGTTCCACTACCAAAATATATTTTATCTAATGCTGTTCCATTAAGTAAATATCTACAAGTTACATTAAATCCATTACCTTTTAACGTTGTTCCATAACCACTTGTTTGTATTTGTAAATTTGTGGTAAGGTCACTTTGTAAAGTATATGTTCCTGTTGAACCAAAAGATAATGACCATATTGCTTTATTGAATGTTTTACAATCATGATTACCTCTACCAAGCAAATTAACCATCACAGTTGTTGGAGTAATATAATTACCCAATATGAAATTACCGTATATTTCAATAGCATAAGTTGTATTTACAGCAACTGGAAATGCTACCCCACTCATATCAACATTACGACCTATTATTATTGTATTGATGGTTAATGTACTTGCACCTGTAAAAGAAGCAGCATCAAGAATTGGATCATCTTGAGGAAGTGGCATTCTTCCAGGAATTACTCTTGTCAACCTATCAGTAAACCATTTAGCATCTGTCCAATTACAAGCACCTGAAGTATGTTTATAATATTGAGTTTGAGATGGGGTGAAAGTTATTCCTGTGTTACCACCACAGTCACCTGATCCTCCTGTAATAGCTGATAAATCAATTGGATTTGTGAATTTAATATTCGTAAAATCACAAGATGCTATTGATACTTTTGCTGGATCAACGGTAATATTTGAATATGTTAATGCCCATATTGAAGTTCTGATAAAAGATGCTGTTGGTAAAATAGTTAAATTTTCAACTATGAAATCAGAATTATTAAGCACTATTTTATTACTTAATGTAAGTGAATTAATTATAAAAGGTCCTCTACCTGATCCCCATACATTTAATCCATTTTTACATTCCAAATTATAAACATTATTCTGTGTTGTAAAGTACATGTAATTACTACTATATAATTCAATAGTCGATGTACCATAGTTGATTTTAACATAATTATTGTATGCAATGGCAAATATTGCAGTAACAACTCTTGAACTACCTAAATTAAGTATTCTTTTATTGTTTGTGTTTGGAGTTTCTTGCGGATATATATAAGCTATTGAGATTTTATGATCATTAGTATTCCATGTACCTTCGTTCAACATAAGCTTAGGATTTCCACCAAAATCATCTAAGTTATTAAAAACACCATTAACTGAATCTAAATATAAAATATTATATGAACAATTTGTTCCATTACCAGTAATATTACAAACTGATACTGGTTTTAAATTTGTGTATGCAGTTCCTGTAAATGACCAATTCAGACCTAACCATAATGTTAAATTTCCATAAATATTTATAGAATAAACACTTGATACAAATGATGGAGCATTTACTATACCGGTCCAATCAAGATCAAGACATTCCATTATTGCATTACCAGTTACGGTTTGTCCAGTAATTGTGAAACTTAATGCATCGAATCTAACATTATCTGCTAAAGTGGGAACGGCGGCACCGGATGCACCCCCACTGATTAAAGACCAATGTGTAGTGTCATTCCAATTGCCGCCGTTCCCTACCCAAAATTTTTGTGTCATATTAGATTGCTGTTATTTCTTCAGCGAAACAACAAATCTGAAGTGGTGTTGAATAAATTATTAAATACTTTGCACCTTTGTCAATCAATTTTTGCCAAACATTGTTCATTCCTTCTGAAGGTTCATTAAATTCCATCCTGTATGCTTCAGCAATTTCTGATGGATTTCTTTCAGCATAAGCTTTCAAACGAGCTTTCAGACGTGAAACGATTTCAGACATTCCTTGTGTTTCAATTACATCTTCCCATAAAGCATTTGGAGCTGCAAGAATATATCCTGTAATTTCCCAAGGTTTATGAGAAGGATCAGGAACATATGTATTATCTACCAAAATAACTCCAAGATTTACATCGGAAAGATTCAAATAACCTGTTAAATCCGTTACTCCATTACTAATTGCTTGCATGTAAGCATCGTAAGCATCCGTATAATCAGTGTAAAGTGTTGTCATTTTAATTTAATTTTTGAAATGTTATGAATGCTGATAGTCCCATAGCATCTGTTCCTGCATCTAAAATATCAAATCCGATTATGTCACCTCTTGAAACAGTTTTTGTCAGATCAGTTATTGATTGTACCAAAGCAGTATAAGATGTATATTCACCTTCTTCAATCGTAATATTTGTAGTTGTTATATTGTAATTTTGTGTATAATTGTAAACTCTGATAGTGATTATTCCTGTTGAACTTGGAGTTAAAATTCCAGCTTCAACACGAATAATTTTTGAACCATGCATTTCATCTATGATGAAAAATTTTCTTTTGCCATCACCAACAGTTAATAATGAAAGTTCGCTATTGACTGGAATACTTAAGACACGATTTGTTTCTTTTATCCATTGAGCTTCTGTTCCAACATAACCGTTGACAACAGCTATTTCATATATTGATTTTCCTGTTAAACCAAGATCACCTTTAAGTCCTTGAATACCTTGAATACCTTGAATACCCTGATCACCTTTGTCACCTTTTCCACCAGTATTTCCAATCGGACCTTGAATACCTTGAATCCCCTGATCTCCTTTGTCACCTTTTCCCCCTGTATTTCCAATCGGACCTTGAGGACCCTGGTCACCTTGATCACCTTTTCCACCTGTATTTCCAATCGGACCTTGAATACCTTGAATACCCTGATCACCTTTGTCTCCCTTTCCACCTGTAAGACCAATCGGACCTTGAGGACCAATAAATCCTTGAATACCTTGAGGACCAACTTCACCCTGTATTCCTTGAATGCCTTGAATGCCTTGAATGCCTTGAGGACCTCTTATCAATTCTAATTCAGCTGGACTAAAATCAGTAAATTTAAAAGACTTACCTGTTATTAATTCAATTTCTTCAGGAGTTAAATCTTCCCAAATAAGTTTATCACCTTGAATACCCTGGATTCCTTGATCACCTTGGATTCCTTGGATTCCTTGATCACCTTGAGGACCCTGAATACCTTGATCCCCTTGTGGACCAACTTCACCCTGAATACCTTGAGGACCAACTAAGCTTTGAAGATATTCCTTAAGAGTTCCGTTATAATTTTCGTAAAGTTTAGCAAGTTCATAATTATCTAAACCTTTAGCTCCAGGAGCACCTGAACCTGTTGATGTATTTTTTGTTGGAAATTCAGTTATGCTTAATGGTTGTTGTGATTCAGCTTTGTTAAATGATATTGATGGAGTTGCAACATTTAATGAGTATGTTGTTCCATCATATCCTGTTTCAGATAATAATTTTATTGATTCTAATCTTGGAACCAATAAATGTATTTGTAAATCGAAACTTGTTTTAACAGAAAAATTTCTTGTTCCTGAAGCAAAATCCATTGGTGGTTTATCCATCGAAGGAGCTTGCATAACATAAGCAGCTTCGAAAGTATTTCCCATAAATTCATAAGTAAAAACATTATCTCGTGATATGATTGTGCTCATTATCTCGAAATTCTCAAATGCCTTAACTATGTTTGAAGAAACAAAATCAGTATTTATTGGTATGTTAATTGCTAAACGTCTTCCAACAGCAATATATTCTTTCTCCTCGAAAAGATAAACAAACTTATTGTATTGATTTGAATTTTGATCTGCTTGATATTGAATATCATCAATACTAATTACAAATCTGGGGATTTTTTCATAAGTTTCCTTATTCGTACTTTCAATGAATTTTTTATCCATTAAATATGAAGTATCCCCAGTCTGGAGAATAAATGTTGGCAAATTTGGAATTACTTTTTGAAGTTTTAATTCCAAATTTGCCACAAAAGTAATCAAACCGCTTTGGATTTGATTAAAATCATATTTAATTTTCGGATTATCCATGAGGAAATTTAATTTATTGTGGACTTGTTGTAGCTCTCTTATTTACTAAGTCAAACAATGTCACAATTCCGCAGTTAACCTTTTTACTATTCTTGGTGTATTCACTACCACACATACATTTCGCTGTGTTCTTGATAAGATTTTGGAGTTTTTCGTGCAATTGTGTGTATGTTTTGTTATAACACAAATCGAAATAATCACAAAACGCAATAAAAATTAATCCGCCTTTTTTGAAATTATGTTCCGAAACACAATACTTTATTAGCTTAACGAAAGCATTATTCAAAAGTACCGAATTGTTTTCAATATCGGTTGTCAGCATTTTTAGAAAAGAATCATCAAAGCATTTTTCTATGCAAGATTGTAGAAACGCATTTTCATCTTTCACATCAAATGAAATATCTTCACACACACTAAGTTTGAGATAGATATTTTGAATTTCATGTACTGATAAAGTATTATTTCCACAATCTTGTATTGATACATCTTGTCCAGTAAGCTCGGTAGTTTGCATATGAATATATTATTATAAAATTATTATTTGATGGTAGCTTTCATTTTTGCTCGGTAACTTTCTGTCAGAAATTGTTTGAACAGTGATTTGTCAAGACTTGAAAAATTATCATTAAAGACTCCATAATCTTCAATATAATTGTCACCAATAGCTTTAGCAAATTCAACATTGCTTTTAATATAATCTGAAAGATTTGTTGTAAATAATACTTGGGGATTAACAACTAAAGGAATTATCCAGAATAATTCTAATGGATATTTCGGAGCAATTTCAGTTGTTCTTGCATATTTCATATTCGATGATTTATAAAAATCAGAATAGTGACGTGAACATGAAATAACTTCAACAAATACTCTTGTGAATTGATAAACATTTTTTGGTAATGCAACTAAACTTTTGTTGTTCGTTATAATTGCAAACTTAACTGCATCGATATTATAAACATTTTTAATTAGTTGTACAGGAACTTTTTTCTTTGTAAGTTTGATACACATTTCTAATAAGAAATTGCAAACTCTTGAAGGTGAAACTTCTGTTAAATAAATTGGATTCAGTTCAAGAAAATATTCCAATTCAGCTGAAGCAAATATTTCTGTTACTTGCTCTGTAATTTCTTTAAGATCGAATGTTTTTTCAAATAATCTTTCGATAAAAATATTTTTGTCCATAACTCTAAATTTTACTGATTTATTAAAACATATCTATTATCGATGATTATTTGTAAATTTCTTATTTAATATTATCAAATGTTTATTTTCGATATTTTGACAGGAAAATTTTGTTCTCTATATATGCGATTTCTTTCAGCAGCATGATTTTTAAAACAACAACGTGGAATCATATCTTGATAATCAAACACTGAACAAAAATCTTTTGTAGGAAAAATTCTCATTCCCCTTCCAATTCCTTGACGTATTCTAATTTCAGATTTTCCGCCATCAGGATAATGTATCTGTTCAATATTTTTAATTGAAACTCCTGTAGCCATTGTTCCGTAAGTACCAATCAAACAAAAATCTGTTGAAATTTTCATTTCAGCTATAATATCTGATCTGTTATTTACCTTTCCATGAATAATTTCAAATCTAATTGTCGGACAATATACAGATAGAAAATCTTTTAAAACTGTGCAATATTCAACTGTCGAAACTAAAATTAATGAATTTCCCTTTATATTGTTGAGAAGTTTTCCAATTAATCTTGTTCGAGCTTCATAATTGTGAAAAAATTCTTTCTCATATTTGAATTTTTCTGTTCCAACTATTCCTTGATTTATTAAATCTATTGAATAATTTGCAAATTCAGGATATTCGATTTTTATTGTTGTGATTTTTATTGGAGTTGAAATTCCATCTTCAATTAATTCAGATGCACTTTTTGTTAAAACTTTTTGTCCAAACATTGAAACTATATGCAAATAATCAAGGGTTGCATATTTTGGATATGTACCAGACATACCGAAAAAATATTCACCATTTAAAGTCTTCGTATATATTTCGTTTTTAATTGAATAAGCTTTAGCACCATGAACTTCATCACAAATAACTACTTGGAAAGCATCAAAATATTCTTTTTCGTAATCTCTTAATGATTGATATGTTCCACAAACTATATCTGATTCTAAATATTTAGTTGCTCCTGAAAAAATAGTTTCTACAAGAAGTTTCTTATCATTTAATGCATCATATTCTTTAAAGTCAGATTGTAATTGATTACATAAAAGTTTTGATGGTACTACTATTAGAATTTTCTTATCCTTATTGATTATTCTTTCATGAATATATTTACAGTACAAATATGTTATGAAAGTTTTACCACCAGATGTTCCAACTTCAATTCTTGCTATCTTATTTACTATAGCTAAAAAAGCAGAATCTTGTTGAAATTTATACTCATCAGCTTCTAATTCAATATAATCAGGAACTTTTAATTCGGATATGAATTGATCAAAATCATCACGAGTTATCTCGTTATTATACATCAAGTCCTCATCTTCTAATATGACTGGAACAGAAGAAAGTTTATCTAACTGTGTCTTAATATCTTGCCAGAATTGAGCTGGAAAGAATACATCTTCAAATAGGTACGAATAACTAATAGTTTTATTAAAACCTTGCATGAAAGGAAAGTACTGGGTTCTTGATAATATGGTTTTAATTACTTCATGTAATTCCATATCTTCTTTGGTAATTACTTCTAATATACCTATGAATAATTTATTATTTTTACCTGGAATACATTTTAGTCTCATTACGATTTGATATTTAATTTTTGACAAAAAGAAAGGGAATGCTCGAAATTGAACATTCCCTTATCAATTACCGATAATACGCAAATTTACTTGGTTGAGTTCAAAATATCATCAACTTCCGAATTGACTGCTGGTGAATCTGATTTTTCAACCTTAGTTTCCTCAGGTTTGATTTCTTTGGCATCTCCAGCCATTACAGAACCCATTAGTTCTGATGGAACTGAACCTGCAAATACATCTTTAGCACCATTGGTTTTACCATCTTTCGAATCTCCAGCTGGTTTGTTTTCCTTTTTACCATAAGCGGCAATCTCCATAAGAGTTTTTTCGCGAATGATAGGAATAATTTCGTCAACCTTAGCGTAGACACTTTTCAGATAATCATTGGTATCTTTCGAATTTCTTGAATCGTCAACTTCCTTGTAAGCAAAGTAGTTGTAAATGTCATAATCTTCGTTTGTTACAAGAGCAACGAAAGCTTCGAAAGCTTCAGCGGCTTCAGGACGAATTGCACCACCAACAAGATCAGCTTCTGTGAAAGCATATTCCTTTTCAACACCGTTGCCATCAGTATATTTGCTGATTGCTCCACGTTTTTTAGGTGCCCAGTCAGAACTGGTAAAATCACGACCCTTAACACCATCGTAATTAGCTTCAGTACAAACAAGACTCATAACGGATGATCCGAAAATATTGAAGATGTCTTCTTTTTCGAAACCGGCAACAAGTTGTTCTTTGGTAGGATTCAACTTTTTGTTAATCAGATTAGCAATAGTTGCATTTGGCCCGAATGTTGAAAATTGAAACATACGACAAATTCCAATTTCTTCTTTGACAGGAGAAGATAGAATTTCGATTTTGCAACAGGCTTGATTTGTGCGTGAAAGATATTTGTCAATTTTCTTTTCAGCAACAGCATCGCCATCTTTTTTCAGAGCATTCAATTCAAAAAATAATTCTAGAGCCTTACACGTTTTGGCATTACCGGATCCAACATAATGGAATGTTTTTCCTTTGCGTTCGGGATCAGGAAGATTTTTGTAAACAGAACGATGTGTAAGTGGATCGCCTCCTGGATTTGGTAAAAACTTAATCAAGTACGAACTTCCGACTTTTGGTTCAAAATAATGTTTGGTAAAATCAATACCAGTATTGTTCTGAACATCTTCCGCTTTTACAGCGATTACAACATCGTCAGAAATAGTTGATTGAAGGAACGCATTTTTCAGAGCGTCATTAGCATTTCCCATAATAGTAAAATTTAATAAAAATTGTTTAAAAATTGTTTAAAAGATTCAATAAATCAAAAACGTCTAAATTCTTATAATAATTATATCCAGTATTTATAAATAATATGAATTGAATATACTATTTATAAATACTGAATGTTATTTCATCAATCTTTCGGTAATCTTTTCAAAATATTTTCTTCTGCAGTTTCATCAACTATTTCAGCAGATATTTTATCATCTGTCATCTTGTCTGCCATAACTTCAACTTCTGGAACAAAAGTTTTTTTAGCTGGACACATAATTTTAACAATAATCTTGAATACTTCGAAATCTTCAATTTCCGGAAGAGTATCGACAGGAACTTTTTCCAAAACTAATGATTTATTCACAGGTTCCTGAAGAACTTTTTGGAAATTTTCATCAATAGCAATAAGAGCTTCAATTGTTTTAACGTATTTTTTATTGATTGATTGTAATTTTTTTTCAAAATTCACATGATCACCAATATTGTAAAATCCACCAACTTGAGAATTTTTAGGCACAACAGTTCCACCACCTTTTGGTTCAGTATAAATAATCAATTCCTTATTTTCATCCAATTCAGCAAAAAGCATAAGAGCAGCTCTTTCTTCTTCTTCTTTGGCAGCTTTTTCCTTAGCAATAGGGCCTGGAGGAGTTTTTATTTTGTCAATTATTGTGATGCGTGAATTGATTAAATCTTCATTAATCATCATCGCAAGTTTGAAAGAATTTTTTCCAATTTTCTTAATGTTTTGTTTACCACTTTCATCTGTGGCATTTTTAAGAACTGTTTGGAAATTATATAAATCAATATTTTTCATACTTAATTATTTTGATATTTATTTTTATTAAAAATTATACTGCGGGAAAATATTCGTCATAAAACAGATTAGCTACTTCAATTACTTCTGTTAAAAATCCTGTCAAACTTGACAATGAAGTATTGTTCAAAAACAAAGTGTTTTGAAAATTTCCTTCACGTGTGATGGTTATAATTGAACCATTTGTGATAAGAGGATTAATAGGAGCAGGATTGTTAGGATCAAATGTCTTGCTTACTCCTGTGATTTCAATACTTGCTGGAACTTTTCCATCATCAAATAATGTGTGAACATTGAAATCGTTGTTTGTTCCACGATAACTTGCAGCAACATCATGTTTGATTAATGTTACTTCTGATTCCAAAACACCAGCTTCTGAAAATGTATTTATCCATACATTATGCTGTTCTTTTTTTTCCGATTTTTTTGTGATTGCCATTTTGTTTATTTTAATGTTATATTATATATTCATATGAGCTTCATCATATTTTATCCATTTAAAAAATAAAATATTGATTGAAATTACTTTCAATCAATATTTTTGAAAACATACAACTATGTCAAAATAGCTGTGATAATAGTTTCGATACCTGTAACTAAATTATCAATGTTACCACTAACTGGAATACCATTAACAATTATGTCTTGTTGTCCTGATATACTAACACTAATGTTAATATTATTTCCAGTACTCATTGGATTTGCAATAGGATCAACTTCAGGAATACGACATACTCCATTAATCATTGTTGGTAATTCTCCAGCAGCATTATCATAATTGATTTGTACTGGTTTACCGAGAATAGTACCTGTTATTAAAGTACTAATTCTTTCCGATGTAATTTGATTTTCCATGATATATTATAATCAGAAAAATTTATAAAAATTATTTTGATATTATCGATTTAACTTAGTAGGTATTTCTTTTGTAAATAAAGCATTTTGATATATGTAGCTACTGATGTACATTTACCCAAATGAAATACAATAGTATCTTTTTCATGAAAAATCATTGCATTACAACCAACTTCAAATGGTAAAATATTAATGTTATAAATTGTGCTTAATATATTGTGAAATTGTAAAAATCCAAGAGTTCCAGTTGTTTTATATGATTTTATGCATTCCAACAATATTGGTGAATTTATTGGAAATGTAAATAAACTATTGTTTATTGGAATTTTTGGTTCCATATTCAAAAGAGTAACAACATTATCTAAATCAGGTAATTTTTCAACGCAAAAATTATCACAATCACTCCACCATCCTCCAAATTTATTTATAACATGAAGTCTAAATAAATCTGATCTGAAAAGTCCAATACATGCATCAAATTCATCAAAATCAAGAATTTCATTAGCATCACATAATGTACAATCAATATATTGTTGATTTGTATATGACCAAAGAATAACATTATGAAATCGAGCAAAAGATTTTATTGATATTTGAACAGCTTCAAAATAATCTCCTTCCCAAAGCATATGTATTGTTTTTTCTTCCATATCAAATTAAATACTAAGCTAAATCGATAAATGTTAATTGTCTATATCCTTCTGTTGAACCATTTTGATATGTTGATGTTCCACTTAACCATTGTACATCAAAATATGTACTATATCCTGGATTACCTGTTATCCCAAGAAACCAAAAAGAAACCATTTGAGTCCAAGAATTTATTGCCGTATATCCTTGATATACAAGTGAACTATCTCTTGATATACGTATTTTAACTGTCTGATTTGTAGCACCAACAGTAATTGGAGCACTAAACATTATCAAATATTTATTACCTTTTGGTGTAACAGTTAAATACATATTGGCCATTGATAACCAACTTGTTGAAGCTGTTATATTTGTATTTCCAAATGCAACACTATGTTGATTTGGAAAAGTACCATAAGAACCTGTATTTTCATATGCCATTGAACCTAAACCTAACATTGACCTGAGTGCTCCAGCATTATAACTTCTTATGTAAGTATCACTTCCATTAAACCCTGCAACATACCCTAATCCTGAGCCATTATTTTCTGCACCGCCAGATGAACAATTAAAATATGTTGCCATTATATAACCACCTGATGTTCTTAATGCAATTGTACTTCCAGCTGCAGCTTCACTTGCTGTGTAACCACCTAATGCATTTGCATTTCCAGCTGTGGTTGCATATCCGCAAGAGCCTTGTGGATTTCCAGCGGAATATACGCGATTTCCAGCATCCCATAAACCACCAGCTGCATAAAATCCTGTATTTGAATATAAACCATACGATGCATTACCTTCGATGTACCAACCACTTCCATTAAATCCAATTCCACCATATGCACTTGAACGTATGGTTACATTAGCTGTTGAATATAAAGTTGTACTTCCTGTGGTTGTCCACATTACTTGATACCAAGATGAATCAGTTCTATCGGTATTTACAGTACAGTTTGAAGCAGTCCCACCATTTGCAGGAGCTGAACCAGCTGAAGTTGCATAATTACAATTCATTGCTGAACGAGCAACTAAAAACACAGATCCATTAGAATTAGAACCCCAAAGATATGATGGATTATTATCAGTATTAGACCAAGCAAAATGTTGACCATCAACTGAATTAGCATCTCCAGAAATATTTACTTGTGGGTTTGCTGCACTATATACTCTGTTTCCATTGTCATATAATCCACTTGCCCACAATGATTTATTGCCATTTGCACCTTGACCAACTCTGACACCTGTGCCGGTATAATAACATAATTCTAAATATCCTGCATCTGATTCGAATGTATCAGCATAAATTGAAGATTGTGCATCACGATAAACTATTGTATTAGCAGTAATTGCTGCTGTTGGATTATTATAACCTGATATTGAACCAGCACTACCAGCAGTATCAGCATATGATACTCTTACTGCTGATGGTGATGCTGGACTTACTTGAAGAAACCAACGAGTACCATCATAAGTCATTGACATACCATATGGTGTTGCACCACCATAAGTATAAGGAGCATCACTTGCCCATAGTTTAGTTGAATTTATTGCATAAGTAGCTGTACCACCCATAGTAAGTAATGTACCACCAAGATATGTTGATGTTGGCAAATAAACATTACCACCACTTGAACCATCAACATTATTTACATACAAAGGTGCCCAAGCTGTTAAAGCATAATTATGAGCACCAACAATAGCTTTTGTTCCATAATTTCCTATAAAAGAAGCAATGTCACCAGCTGCGTTCAAACTTCCTGTCCTACTTATCCATCCATTAGCAGCAGCACTACTGTTTATATTTGCTGTAGCAAAATCTGTTCCAGATACTTTAATAGCTTCTGAATACAATGTTCCTGCGACAGTAAAGTCACCACCAACAAAACTACCACCTTTTAATTGTGCCATATTGCATCTATTATCATATACCTTCTTCGATTATATATTTAGCGTTAATTTTGGTTTTATTTACACTAAATTGTTTATAAATATTTTGAAGTTCAACATCTGAAAGTGCTCTTTTACAAACAATTAGATCACGATAAAAAGAGTTTACTGGATTACCATTATCATATCCTCCAAGTTTTAAATCATAACCATATTGATTAACATAGAAATTTGCTAAAGATGTTGAAACTGTTATTGTTCTAACATGAGTTTGTGAACCAATACACCATTCCTTTATTGTTAAAGTTGTTCCTGATTTTATTAATGTCACAAAATGCCATTTATTAAAATAATCAGATGCTGTAAATGCTGAAGGAGTTGAACCAGCTATTGTGTCAGGACCAGAATCTTTTCCCCACCAATTATATCCTGTTCCAACTGTATTACCATTTGATCCAAGACTATCAATATTATATTGTGTCATTGTATTTGCCATACAACCAACAGGCATTTTCCAATAACATATTGACCAATTTCCTGACCAATCTAATCCAATTGAAGCATTCAAATTATATGTTAATGCTCCTGTTCCACGTGTTGATGGAGTATATGCTGATGCAAAAGGATTATTTTCAATTTGTACCCAATCAACATATAATTCTGAAAAATCACCAGCATTATCACCAGCAAATTGATATAATAAGGATGATAAGGATCCGGTTCCTGTAGATGTTATTTTTTTTGAGTAATTTTTAGTTCCACGAGTTATTTGAGTAAGATCATAACCAGTTCCACTGGATCCAGCTTCGCATGATAATCTGATAGTTTGTCCTGTTTTAGTTGCTCGTAACCTAAATGTCATTGTATATGGTGATGATATAGCACCTGAAAATCCTTTAACAATGTATTGTTGACCTGTGAATACGAAAAAATTTTTTTTTGGTTTTGTACAACTTAACCCCCAATCATTTATATCTCCAGCTATGTTTGTGACAGCATTTCCAACCCAACAAGCACTATCTTCAAAAGCTAAATTATCTTTTTGAAAAGCATCAATTAATCTTGAGGAATCTTTCGTATTAGATGAGAGAGGAAAATAATATGAATCAACTGGCATGGATGGACTTTCATTAATGAATGGTGTTATTGATTTAGTTAGTCCTGTTTTGAATCCTTCTCCAACAAGTAATTTTATTTCAAAATCAGATAATACTCTATTATATATTGACAATTCACCAAATATTGCAGAACCACCTTGACCTCCACCATTTCTACCACCAATCCATATTAAATCTTGCATTGTTGTTGATGCATGATTAATATTTCCAACTAATATACCATTACAATAACACCAATAATATGTTGCATCTCTTACAATAGTATAAACATTTTCATCACGAAAATTACCTGCTCCAGTAAATGCACCACTTGCCCAACCCCATTCATCAGCATTTCCTTTACGTATTAAACATTGTGCTCCTGAAACAGTAGAACCACTCAGATCCATTATTGTCCATGAATTAGTGGAATAATAATTTCCCATAGACATAATTGATTGATAGCCTATATTACTACCAACTATGTTTAATATTTTACATTTGAAATTAATTGTATAATTTCCTGTTTTAACAGGATTACTTATTGCTAATAATCCTTGAGGTTTTGTTCCATTAATTTTAGCTGTTGCAAAACTTCTTTGTTCTAACTGAAAATCATAAGCCATAAGCATTTGATTTCCAGTATATTCATAACCTTGTGAACGTATTTTTGATGTTGTTGATGATGTTGTTAATAATGCCCAAACAAAATAATAACCATTATCAAGTTTTATTGCATTAGCACTGGTAAAAATACCGTATTCGGTAACATAAACATCAGCAGAAGTATATTGATAAAAATAAAAGAAATTAGCATGAACAGCAGCAAGATTAGTTGCTTTAAGTTTACATGAAATTGTATATATTGTACTTGGAGTTACTGCTATCATACCATTATCATTCGCAAATCTCCAACCACAACCACCACTTGTTATTGCATTTAATGCTATTCCTTGTGAACCATTTGGTGCAGTAAAAACGGATTGAACTCCTGAAAAACCACCCCATGGAGAATAATATCCAGTTGTTGATGTTATCAAATTTGTTGTTGCTTCTTGAACAGCAATTCCCTTATCAGATACAACTAAATTAGATGTGTCACTCATCGTATCAGTGTAAAATTTAAGATTCCTTATCCATGTTGGTCCAGTACCAGAATAGTTTACAAGAATCATTATATAAACAAACTTTGTACCTGTTTGAAATGTTGAATAATTAGTGTCTGAAGTTTCACCTGTACGTGGTGCACCACCTATGGCATAATTTTTATAAAGTTTCCAAGTAGTTGGTGGTTTTTCTCCAACATTACCATAATAATCATATGTTCCTGGATGACCTGCAAGAGTTGTCATATTTGCATCCATTGATATGTTACCGAAATACATACCACCAGTAGCCCCTGCACCTGTTTTGAACTCTGCACTTATGTACCAATTCTTTCCCGTATCTATCGGAATAGCAGCATATAATAATGCTGTAGCTGCCGTGTCAAATCTTAATGCATTTTCTGCATTATCCCAAACACATGAACAATTCCAACTTGATGGATCACGCCATGATTTATATAAACAATCAAGAATATTTGTTCTTAATTCGAAATTATGTGCTGTACCTCTTCCAGAAATTACATCAACAGCTCCTGCTTTTGAATCTAATGGATAATGTGCTACTAAACCATCTGTAATTACAGGTAGTCTTTCGTCAAGTTTATCTTTTAACAGAAGTGTTCCGTCTTTTTTTACTCTTGCTGTTACTGTTCCCATTATTTTAGTTTATTACAAAATCAATTGATGATTCTGTTGCATTATAAAGCATTTGACATTTGCCTGCGGTTGAACCAAATGCTACATTAGCACCAAATATTGCTTCTCCAGTGGTTCCTTTAATTACCAAACCACCTGCAATTGCACCACCTATTTGTACATCACCTGATTCGCCTGCTGTGGTTCTATTATAATTGTATATGTAAACTCTACCAGAACTTAAACCTATTTCAGCAGCTTGTCCAGAATTACCACCATTATCCCAACCTTTAAATCTACCTTGACCTCCCTCTGATACTATATCCTTATTGAATTTAACGGCACCTGTTCTTGTTAAGGACATACCAGGCTGCCCAAAATTTGATGAAGCTGACAATTCGTAATTACCACTGGCCCTTACACCCCATGTCCACCACTGAGCTGCACTTGAAGCATCACACGAAGCTATTAGATTTATTGCATCCACACTAGCAGCAGCTGAAGGCATTAATTGTGTGAGTCTTCCAAAACCACCTAATGCACTTTTCACATGTATTGTTGCATCAGTGTTTCCTGTTCCACCTAAATTAATACGTGAACCCCAAATTATTCCTGTTACTTCTGCTCCAACAGAACTTACATCAAGTATTTTTACCGCACCAACTATTAATTGATATGAGCTAGAACTATAAAGAACATTTGCATATGCTGAAGAACCTGGAAAAAATGATCCAGCTACACTACTTTCTCTTCCTATGTAAAAATCACCTCCAGTGTTTTTAAATTCTAAAAAAGTATGTGAAGTACCAGAATTAGTTAATTCACCACCTGTGAGTGGTATATATGCACCTCCACCTCCAACAGCAATTGTTAATAAATTTCCACTTGAATCAACCCCTAATGCTGCAACTGCTGTTCCTGTTGATGCATTGATTGACGAATATGTACTCATGTTAATCAGACCATTCTGAGCAACTGTGAATAAATTTATACCAGAACCATTTGCAGAACTTTTCACCGCAAATTTACCACCACTATTAGCACTTATACCAACAGTTACCCAACCTGGTTGTGTTGCATGTGAATGTCCATATAATTCCATTCCACCACCATAACCAGGTGAACCAGCACCTGCTTGAAATGAATATACTCCTGCATATGTTGCAGTTGCGTCTACCATATTGTAAACAAATGAAGTACCATTTGGTGCTGTCAAATGTAGTGCACTCTTTACCGTACCACTAACCCAAAGGTTTCCTGTTTGAGCAGCAGATATTTGATTTTGAATAAAATATGTTGTCCCCAATGCAGTATTCACCGCAGCTGATGTTACTATTTCTGTTTTAACATTAGCTAATGTCTTTTTGCGGAAATAACCATCACCACTATCATAAATATAATTTGCAGCTCCAGTATTTTCAGCTGATGCTGTACCATTAAAATATGAAGCATTTATCCATCTTGCTGTAAAATCACCATTTATATCACGTGCAACTAAAGTAGAACCTGTTGCAGCCGCTGTTGCATTTGTTGCGATTGTAAAAGTTGAAGCTCCTGCTTGGTTAGCTGTGAATGTAGCCGATCCAGTTAAATATGTACTAACAGCTAATGTTAATGTTCCATTATTTACAACCGTTCCAGATGGTGGAGGATTAGTAACAGAATAATAAGCTGTTGTATCAAGAACTATTACTCCTGTAGCATCTGTTTTTAAAATACCTGCACCATAATTTGGTAATCGAACATATGGATTATTCGCATTTGTTCCGTCACCAAGCACCAAATCAGTTATGTAAGTACTTCTTCCAAATGTTGCTTGATAACCACTTGCACTTTCTATTCCATGAAAGTCAGGACGTAATAAATTTAATGTTCCACCACCACTTTGTCTTGCAAAAGCACTACGTAATGAAGTTACACCATAAAACTGTGCACCAATTGTTGAACCATCAATAAAAATAGCTAAATCAACACCATCAATTAATACTGTACCTAAAGTTAATGTAGCTACTCCACCAACTTCTGTATAACTTAATTTACCTGGTGATGCTGGAACATAAGCTGTTCCATTCCAATAAGGTATTTGCCCTGCTGTTGTTCCAACTGTAGGTGTTCCTGTGTGAGTGTGAGATGTGAGAGAATAACTACCAGCAATTTGTCTTGTAGTATCAATTGGATGAACATGATCAATTCTTGCAAGTTGATCTAAAACACCAACTGATTGAGTACCATTAACCTTTACATCAGTTGTTGTAACACCATAATTTTTATTAAATGCTGTAAGTTTTGCTACTGAAATTACGTTTTTCGATGCATCAAGTTCAAGATTTTGTGATGCTGTTAAAACACTGAATATTACTGGGCCTGTTATTGTTCCGCCAGCTAATGGTAAATGTCCTATTTGACTATATAAGTATGCTGTATTTCCGTAATCTCCACGAAATGCTGTTGATGAACTTATGCCTAATGCTAAACCAGTTCCACCAACCATAGTATACGCAGACCCACCCCATCGATAAGTTAAATTTGTTACTGTATCAACATAAATTTTACTTGTTTCTCCTAATGCAGGAAAAGTTGCTAACGTTCCTTCGATAACATCATCAACATAAGATGGTAAATATATAGCTGCGATTTTACTATCACTGCCTAACGGAGCATAACCATAAGTTGTTTTATCAGCTTTTTTAGCTAATTCGTTTGTTAATAAATTTAAAGTGGGATATTTTGTTGTTGATGCTGATAGAGTTAGATTTTCTTTATTTGCGGAATCTTCTGGTGTATATAATAATTTTGCATGGTATTTCGTGTTGAAGTATACTTCAACATTAGCGATTGTGACTTGTTTTAAATTAGTACTATCGCTGAAATCTATTAAAGGAAAACTATCGGTTGAAGCAACCGATAGTTTTGCAGGTGTGGTTGATAAATCAATATCATTATATTTTATTGATTTATCACTAACTGCCTCACCTCTTATTTGAGTTTTTGCCATACTTTTCTAATATCACATATATATTGTTGAATATTATACGGAATAATTGACTAAAATAACATCAGCAAAAGCTGTTGACAAAGGTGCAACAACAAAAGTTATTGTCATTGGAGAAGCATATGAAATTGTATAATCATTTCCAGCTCCAACATTTTGTAAAATACCATTGACAAATACTTCTTCACTACCTGAAATACCTGTTACTCCTGTAAATCCAAAACTTTTATTTGCTCCATCAACAGCTCCTGTTGCTGGTACAGCACGATATACTCTTGTTGATTGATTAGCTACTGTTAAACCAAGCATTGTTTTCATTTGAGCAACAGTTAAATCAGTAGGTACACCACCAGCAACACTACCTTTAACAGTATTTGCTCCCATGTTTACCATCATTGCACTTGTGACTTTTGCTGCCCCAATTGCTGATACTCCTGTAGATGATACTGTTACATCACCAGATATTTTACCAAATAATGCTGCATATAAATTAGCCCAAGTAAATTTCTTTAAAATATTTGTTGCTGCACTATCTGAAAAACCAAAATTATCAGCATCAACTGGAGTTGCTTTTGCTGCAGCTGTTACAGCTATTAAAGTTCCAATTGTTTGTGTAGTTTCAGCTGGAGCTGCTGAAGAAACAGCAGTGGCTAAATCTGAAATTGTTGCAGCTAATTGAGTACCAGTATGATTTGCTCTTGCTTTTGCAGATGTAATATCTGTATCATCAGCAATAGTACCACTTCTATCCTGATAAGTATATGTTCTTGATGCTGTATTGGCATTTGTGAAAAATGATGTGAATGTTCCAAGAACATTTTTGAAATTTATTTTGAAAAGAGTTAAACCAACATAACCATTCGAAGCATCTTTGTTAGCTGTATTTTCAGCTGTAAAACCAAGAGCAAAATAAGCTTTTAATGTTAGAAGAGTTAATTTTTTCAGAACATTACCAGCTGTTGAATCCAACATAGGCATTAAATCTGCATCAACTGGTGTTGCATCAGTTGTTGAACCATTAATTATTGTGCCAATTGTTGCGACTGTTTCAGCTGGAGCTGCTGCTAATGCTGCTGCATTAAATCCTGTTGTTAATTTAGCTAATTCAGCAGCTGAAAGATGATAATATTCATTTGCTAATCCGCCTTGTTTCCCATTTAATAAATTATGATCATTTAATGATGATGCTAATTGAATCCATCTTCCTGCGGATGCATCTGAAGCAATATCTGTTGGTCTAATAACTCCAGCATCATTAGAAGCAATTACACTTTCAGCATCAAAACGATATAATCCCAGATCTTCAATGTTCATTAACATTTTGTCTGTTCTTCCACCTGAAACAATTGATTTTGCTGCAGCTAAATTTTGAACTGGAGCATGAAGAGCATTACCTAAACCTGATGTGGCATTAGTTATTGCAGTATTCATCTGATCATATTCCACAGCATGTCCTGTTGCTGTTCCAGCTGCCATATTTATGACCTTTTTAGTCCTTACGTTTAAATCTGAATCAACGTATAATTGGGTACTGGATCTTTGTTGTGTCGTTGCCATTGGTTATGAATTTGGCATTAATCAAAAATTATTTTTAGTGTATACAGCTTCAACAACATCTGTGAAACCTATGTTTTTTGGTGCATCTTCGAGAGTAATTTCATCTTCACCTGATTCAATGAAATGACTTTCTTTTATTCCGTTTAAATAAATTATGATATTATTTGTTAAAAATTTCTTGCTTGTTTTGAATATCTTATTTATTCCATCAACAATACCTATTAATTTTTCATTTGTCTGTCGATTGTTTAAATTTTTCCATAAAATATCTAATTCAATTGCATGTTTATATTGAAATGCAGAACTATTAAGTATTGTGTAATCAATTGGAGCAATATATGGTGCTTCACCATTACCTACTGTTTTATAAACACGTGCGAATTGACCTGATTGTGGTCCATAACCTGTTCCAAATGAATCAATTACTTTAACTCTATTCCAATTACCAGCAATATTTAATTCTGTTATTTCGAAAGTATAACCAACAAAGTCTGCAATACAAAAACCAATTTCCTTATCCCCTGATGCTCCTCCTGGTTCATTAGGATTTATAGGTTCCACAGTTACATAATATGAAACAGCATCAACCATTTCAACATCAGTAATTATTGTTGCCCAAGAAATTTCTGGTATATATGACATACTTAATATGTTTTATTCCCCAAATATTAAATTAATCTGAATATTTGCTGGTATTGTTCCTAATCCTTCAATCCTAAGATTTGTATTATCTTTTGCAATAATTCCTGAAAATGCAGCATTTGCGTATAATAATCGCTTACTTACCCCAACAATTGAAAATACTGAAACATAAAGAATATCTCTTCCAAGATTATGACTTATTTCTAAATCATTAGGATTGGAACCCCATGGTCCTATAGCCCAACCTGCTGGATAATCTGCTATTGTTGATGCAAGACATCTTGCTGGAACAGAACTTGGATTTCCAACGTTTGGTAATGTTATTTTATATGATGGTTTAATCATACTTAAATCAGTAGTTAAATCGCCTGTATTTAAATCAATACCTAATGGTTTTGTAGCAACAGCACCAGCTTTTATACCTGCTATTAATCCAAGTTCAATCCATACACCACTTGCTTTTTGGAAAAAATAACCTCCTGTTAAATTATTGAACCATTTTTGTCCCAACGCAAATCCTGCTGCAATATTATTTGAAGCTGCTGGATTAATATCAAAAAAATGTGTTATTGAATGTTTTTTCATAATTCCATTATATTAATGTCACCAAATTCATCTGTGTATTCAACAATTATTTTATTGTTGCTATTTTTCAATTTTTTATTATACGCATTTAATGTTGTTGGTATTGTTTTAGCTGCTAATGATGTGAAAATATCATCATCCATTGTCCAATTAAGATTATTTGTCAATAATGTTAATGAACTAATACTTTTACCTATGACATAATTGCAATTACTATTTCCAACTGTGAAAGTTGCATTAGCATCATCTATTTTCCAATTAACATTACTGTTTCCAAAATAAAAACTTGAATTACCTCTTCCAATTTTAAAATCCGTATTACTATCAGTAATACACCATGAATTATTACCACAACCAATTTCAAAATAACAATTACTACTGCCAAATATCATTGAAGAATTATTGTTTGCAACTTTCCAATCAGTATTACTTTTGCTCATATGTATTGCGCTATTGTTATTACCAATTACAATATTGCAATTACTATCGGATAATGTTATTTCATAATTATTATTTCCAATTTTCCAACCAACATTACTTCCACCAATTATTGTAAAATCTTTATTACCATAACCAAATGACCAAGCATTATTATAAATACCTATAAATGCTATGTTGTTCAATGTATTGTCATCATTAGACATATTTGTATATGTACCATAACTTTTAAACATTGGATTATCTTCAAAATTTACACTAACTGGAACATAATACTGAACACCTCTGTATATTATTCTATGTCCTGTTGCTGTTAATCCAGCATACTGACCATTTTGAAAACCTAATGCTTGCCAATTTGTTGAATCATAAGTATTTACACTATTGGTGTGTGTTGTTTTACAAAAATAAATATCATTCATTCCACCATATTTGACAAAGTCCCCTCTTGTATAATTTGAACCTGCAACATAATTTGTTGCAACATTTATTTGCCATCTACGATAAAAAATATGTCTCCAGTCAGTACCAATATTATTATTTTTTAATGTATCAATTCTTCTGTAAATTTTACCTTTGGTAAAACCCTCAGTATTATCAGTAATATCATAATACACAATATCTTCGTGATATAATGTGCTTTTAGCTATGCTTGATAATTCTGATGTTGATATTGCTGTAAGAAGTAATGGTTCAACAACAGTACTTGTTGTTTGAATTAATGTTTTTGGTTGAATATAAGTTGTCTGATAATCAGATAACAAATATATTCTTCCCATAACTAATTCATTTGCATTTTTCAAAATAACTAATGCAGCATATGTTACGATTAAAATAGCTAAACCACCAATACCTGCTGGTCCTTGAGGTCCTTGAATTTTTCCAACATTTGTCCATGCTGCATTAACCCAAACCCAAAGATAACCATCAATAAGATAACCATCACCAGCAATACCTGTTGGATGAGCTGCAATCAAAGCAGCTTCAGTAAGATAAGTACCTAAAATTGATACTGCTTTTCCATCAGCACCAATAGGACCTTGAATACCTTCAGGTCCTATATCACCAATATCACCTTTTGGACCAATAGCACCACCATCACCTTTTGGACCCTGTGGACCAATAGGACCCTGTGGACCAATCATTCCTTGAATACCAGCATCACCTTTTCCACCTAAATCACCTTTTGGTCCAGCAGGTCCTTGTAATCCTTGATCACCTTTTCCACCAGCATCACCTTTTCCACCTTGAATACCTTGAGGTCCTTGAATACCCGGAATACCTTGAGCACCTGGATCACCTTTTCCCCCTACAGCACCTGTTGGTCCTTGAATACCAGGAATACCCTGAATACCTTGCCCATCACTTTTTTTGATTAGTTCAGCATCAGATATACCATATCTCCACCAGTATTCATCTCCATTTACAAGATATATGGTTAATCCTTGATCTCTTGCTCCTGGAACTATACCAACACAAGCTGCTGCTACTGAAGCCCATGGTGCATCGTTATTCCAACGCTTACCATCAAGAGGTAATTTGTCATTAATAACAATATTTTTTACAATTTCAACTGATTTATTTACGCCCATGATATTTAGATTTAAGCTGGTATTGTTACAGCGAAAGTTTCATTATTTGTGAATGGTAAAAATTCATACTTATAAACCTTATAAGTATTTAGAACTCCTGCAGCATCAGCAACTTGAATAACAGGATTTGTTACTCCTGCATCAGTTTTCCAATTAGTTAATTTAGTAAAATATTCACCAATTTGAATTTGAAGTATACCCATATGGACAACACTTGTCAATACTAAATCACCACAACTTGCAGGATATGCTATAATACATTTTGTTACTCCTGCTGGAATAGTTATGTTAAAGCTTTTAGCTAAATTTTTTGTCAATGATCTAATCGTACTTGAACGATCTGGTAATGCTCCTGGAGTACCATAGAAATTAGCATATGAACCTCTAAGTGCAATAGGAGCTGAAAAATATCCATTATTTGCTGCTTGTGGTGCA